ACCTACTTTGGGACAAGCTGTTTTGTAACCGTATAACTGCATTTAACCTCAAAATTTATTTGGTGGATACCCACAGGATTCGAACCCGAGCATTTCCCGACAATCGCCCAGCTTTTTCATAAGGACGGGTTGCGGTACCCATTTGACGACAAGAATTGAAGAGTCTCGCTCAGCCGCGTCTTATTTCGCCACTCGGACATAATAATTATGTTTGGTGCCCGAGGATTGGAATTTCACCAACCACCCTCAAAGAGGAGCTGTTTTAAATGTAAACCACTTCTGCATTCGTCTGGTGGTCACGAAGGGACTTGAACCCTTATGCCCCGAAGAGCGGGACTTTTTAAGAGTCCGGTGTATACCAATTCCACCACGTGACCATATCATCTAAAGCATTAACCAACGCTAGTCTTCACCTTATTGGATAAATAAGGTCCTATATCTCGGAAAATCAAGCCCGTTAACTTTTCCTCATAACCCTCTAGCCCTAGAACCTAGATTCGTAGGAAACATAATCATGGATTATCATATATACGTAACTCAGATAATCGTATTGCTTTATGGTGGGGCAAGTGGGGATCGAACCCACCTATAGGACTTTATAAGAATCCCGGACGCTACCAGCTTACCTTTTACCCCAAACTAGGCAACAAAAATTGATGGTGATATTTTTCCATGTAATCACTATCGGCATTTGCCTATGGCAGATACGACGGGGCTCGAACCCGCATGGACTTGCTTGACAAGCAAGTGAAATCACCCGATTTCTACGTATCTATATACGGATTGAATGATATCTAAAACGATATAATATCAATAATCCTAACCAACCTAACCTTCTCGTATGCGATTGGATTGGCGGTTCCGAGGGGAATCGAACCCCCTTCAATTGCTTGACAAGCAACCCGCCTTACCAAATGCGTACGGAACCATTTACTTTTTTTAATAATTCTCTAGCATGCCTAGAAACTTCTTCTAGGTTTCTTTCCATCTCTTCAATCTTTTTTCGTCTTCCGCAATCTTTTTATCAAACTCTTCATCCGACATCATTGGTCCAAACACTATATAATTCATAAGAATGCCTTGATACTTTCAAATCTCGTATATTCAATATATCTGAGATGCCTAATCATTTTAGGACTTATCCTAAGGCTCCAATAATCATGTGCTTCTGGTTGAAGAAGAAACGTAGGATCTCCATATTCATTAGTAATCGAAACATGATCAACTAAGCGATTATTATTACCAATATCATCAAGAGATATTAAAAATATCTTTTCTGGCATTTGATAAATATTATTTTCTAATTCAATAGTTAACATAAGGTCTAACTAATCTTCCTATTGTTAAATGAAACCAAGGTTTAAAAGTGAAACCTAATTCTTCTCTGATGGCGGATAAATCTTCTGAGTATACATCGATCCACGCATGTTTTCCGTTCTCAAAACGGATTTGATTGCTGTAGTGAAACTCTACTTCATATCCTTCGTACTTGCCCCATTTTTGGGGACTTGGAGGTAATTCACCTTTTAAAACTGAAATATGTGTCCCCCATAATCCTTTATCATTAGGATGAACTTCTACACCATATCGTTTGAGCTGCCAAGCATAATACCTGGATAACTCATCGTCACATAGTAAGAGAACCCACCATGGATCATAATGTTTGAGACCCCGACCAGGATCGTATTGCAAGACGCCAGTTGAGGTAAACATAATAAACTCATAATTTTCTTTCTTAGGTTTGTTTCTCAAGCCGAACATGGGTTGGAGGATCAGTCGTCCAAACAACACACTCAAGAAACAATGGCTCTTCCCCAAGGACTTGAACCTCGACTATATCAGGTTAATTGCCTGACCGTGCTAATTACACTAGAGAAGAATGAAATTTGATGACTAGAGATTGTAAAGATTGTGATTATAGATTGACCCAACTAAAATCATAGGGAACATGCACTTAACCCGTAGCATGCTTTCGGACTTGTAGTTTGCCCCACTAACAAGTTTTTAGGATATCTGGCTTAACCTCTCCTGATAAAGTATGAGGGTTTACTATAGCAGTATGTAATCCTTACAGCATTCATCTCCACAATATACATAACATATATTCCGGATTGATATACATCAATTCACTGTTAAGGTGATCAGTATATCTTGGCTCAAGAAGTAGGACTCGAACCTACAAAGTGTTTTACCACCGGGTGGTTAACAGCCTGCCTTACCATTAGGCTATCCTTGAATGATTTTACTTCTTAGTGAAATAATAAGCTGCGCAACTTGTTTCATTTCTTCAGAGCTTAATGTTACATTTCTAATTAAATTACAAGCTTCACAACAAGACACAACGTTATCAAATTGATAACCGATATTATTATTTACTCTATCTAATCCGGACGCTTGCGAAACTATATTGCCTATTTTATTGGCACAATAAAAACAAGGCTTATTGTAAAATGTTTTAAACTCTTCCAAAGAAAGTGACCAATCTATTTTTCTAATTTTAGCCTTTCTTTTGGAACGATCAAATCTAGTTTCAACTAATTTATTATAAATTTTTACTCTGACAGAATTAATACCTCTCCACCGTTTAGAATAACATGGATTACACATTCCACTCTTCCATCTTAATGCGGATGTAGTATTACATATTTTACATTCCATTTGCTCATTCCCTCAGACTCGAACTGAGATATCACGAGTTAACAGCTCGCCTCACGACCATTGTGATAAGAATGAATGTTATTTTCCTTGGTGTTCCCGGTTGGATTTGATACCAACATCTCTGCATTGCCACCCTTAATGGGTGGGCGTCCTAACTTAGACCACAGGAACATACTACATAGTGACAAAAATTATAAAGATACTTTGTGCCCCTGCACTTTATGTCCTTGCGGACCCACTTGTGCTACGGTTGTTCTCCAGTATAAATGGAGCCGGTGGGATTTGATACCCACACCATCAGAGCGTTTTTTGGTTGTAATCCTTATTGCATTCACTAAAGGTAAGTTGAGAGATAAGCTAACGTGAGATTTTTTCCCTAACACCATGCGTTAACAATGGGACATGAACATTTTTACTTCTGCTACATGCTTAGGAAGGTTCACAGCGCAATTGCTGCCCACTCTTCAAATTGTCCGTCCTACTCCACCTACTAATTTTATTAAGAACAAGTTATGAGATTAGTACTAACTATGCTATTTACTTAACCGAATTTTATTTCAGTCTTTCAATCCGTAACCGAGTAATTAGTGCCTCGGACATACTGTTTTGCTTCTAAGTAATTGTTTACGAAGGGTCGTGGTAATACATTTCAACCACTCTTAAGAATACTAACCTACACCACCTGCTGGCTCCCCAGGCTGGAATCGAACCAACATAGCGAAGTTAACAGCTTCGCGTCCTACCGTTGAACGACCGGAGAATGTTATAATCTTCTGAGTTACTTGAGTGCTATAGCTGAAGATTATATTGGAACTATATTAACTCCCAATGATATCTAATTGCTGTTATCCATTCAGCATAGTCAACCTAAAAGGAAGATGCTATGATAAGCGTTTCCATTAAATATCATGGAGTTCTGGGAGAGACTCGAACTCTCTTCCACCGGGTTGCAATCGGTGTACCTCGCCTGAAATCCAGAACATTGGCGCCGCCAGCTAGACTCACACTAACATTATCTTCCTTTAATGGAAGACGTTCTAATAATTAAACTACAGCGGCTGGTGATCCCAGCGAGAATCGAACTCGCATTGAGAGGGTGAAAACCTCTTCTCCTAACCATTAGAGGATGGGACCATTGTGTAACAACAAGAATTGAAGAAACTATTTTAACTAGCACCAGCTTCCCCATACAGTTCTAAAAGTCCAAAGGACTTGGTGGGAAATAAGAGAATCGGACTCTAATCGTTCTTTTTCGCATAAAGATGTAATTCCTTCTGGCATTTGTTACTGGTCAGCTAAACTGGAATTGCACCAGTACAACTACGCTCCGAAGGTAGTAGGCTCCTGTTAAACCTCATTAGCTGATAATATTTTGGTCAGAGATATCAGATTTGCACTGATTCCACATGGTTCCAGACCACGGATGCTCCTGTTAAACACCAATCTCTGATAATTCTTTATTAAGTAATTCTCCACTGTGATGCGCAGCGTGACAGTTTCTACATAACAATACGCATTTATTTAATTCTTTATCTATCTTTTCTCTAGACCAATATCTGGCTACTGAAAAAGCAACATCTTTTTTTGTAGGATCTTTATGATGAATATCTAAGGAAGCTTTCCATTTATCAAAACCACAGTTAATACATTTGTCACCAAGCTTAGCCAACATATATTTTCTATTATCTTGACCTTTAGCTAAGGTATAAGAACAGTGACATTTGGTGCATACAGTAGTTTTGTTTCCATAAAACTTATTTGGATCATTTTCTCCACACTTACATTTTCTTGGAAAAGAAAAATCTTTTGGCTTTTTTCCTCTAGCACCACGCTTCAATTTTAAACTAAATTTCTTTATCCAATATCTAACGTTAGATTGAGACGTACTACATTCTTTTGCTATTTGTTTTAAAGTAAAACCTCGCTCAATAAGCGGGGATAATATTTCATTTTCCATAAATATCTATATAACACAGCTTGGGAGACGATGCTGTTGGATTTAGAAAAATGTTGAAGTCGGCAGCAATTTGTTGCCAACTTCGGTGATACTGGATTCGAACCAGTGATCTTCTGCTCCCATTTTACAAGAGGCTATGCCCCTTTATAAGCAGACGCGATACCAGGCTTCGCTAATCACCGAAAGTTATTAAATTGTCATTGAACATGCCACAAATACTTTATCTAGTTTGCTCTGACAAAATACTAGAACCGAAGTTCCTGATGTGGGCTGGTGGAGTAGGTAGGAATCGAACCTACTGTGCCAAAGGCAACTGCTTTACAGGCAGCGGAACACCCATTGTTCATCTACTCCATAGCTGACAAAAATTGATGGTGATTTTTTTATCTAATTGGATGTAATCACTATCGGCATTCAGCATGGTAGGTTAATTAGCTTTTACACTAAAAAACCTATAAAATGTTATCGATTAACCTTACGTCTAAGGACCGCAGATAACTAGCGCTTGGTGGGAAAGGAATGAGTTAAACATTCGACCTTCAGGTTTTTAATCTGACGCTCTAACACTGAGCTACCTTCCCATGCAGACCACGTCTTAGGTGACCTTGGTGGGGGAGCCTGGAATTAAACCAGGGACCTTCAGATATTCCTACCTGACGCTCTTTCTCTGAGCTACTCCCCCATATAAAATGGTGAATCGTACAATCTATATCACTGTATGCCCAACTTTTTCAACAAAAAAGAAGAAAAATTAATTGGTTCTCGCTGCGACGTTCCACCATCATAAGGCGCCCCGAGGCGTTGTCAACCGGGCTTATTTTTTATTTTTGAGGGTCACCGTGCTTGGTAAAACCAAATTTACTATCAATTTCTTCAGCAACATGCTTACAAACAAACTTACTAATGTCCCCACCATGTCTAGCGATTTCTTTTGCTGCCGAAGAAGAAACTACCGCCAACTCAGGATTAGTCGGTAGAAATACTGTTTCGATTTTAGGAGCCAATACTTTGTTGATATTAGCTAAGTTAATCTCGTATTCAAAATCAGACACGGATCTAATACCACGAATTATGATATGAGCTTCAGTTTGTTTCGCATAATCCACTAGCAAGCCCTGAAAAGAAACAATATCAACTCTTGCAACAGCATCTCCCAATTCTTTATACAAAGTTCTAGCAATCATTCCTTGACGTTCATTGTCAGAAAACATGGTTTTCTTTTCTGGATTAACGCCAATTGCTACAACTAATCTATTACAAAAAGATAGTGAACGTTTAATAATATCCAAATGTCCATTTGTAATAGGATCAAAAGTACCAGCATATACTGCTTTTAAATCGGTCACTCGAACTATCATTTATTTACTCCAACCAAAATAATTATAACCTTTACTCTCGGCTATTTCTGTTACATCTGATAATAAATATGAAAGAGGATTCTTAATTTGTTCTGGCTGATCCCTTTCGAATCTAGAAAAAGGCTTGATTTTCAAGACTTTCCAATCAGGATTCCAGGCATACTCTTCTATCCCACAGCATAAACATACCCTATGTTCTTGATGAGAATCATTAAAATCCATAAGATATGATCCATCATATTCGGAACGAAAACAAACAGTGTGTTGATGAGGACATACCTTGCGCAATTTATTCAAAGAATCAGTTGCTTCTTTCTTTAAATAAGCTTCTTCTTTTTTGGAATCAGTTTCTTTTGCCAACTTGAGACACGAGATATAATCGTTTCTTAATTGAGAAATTTGATTCCAAATCTCTTCACTCACCTCTGAAAGAAGAACTTTTTCCGATCCTTTAATTTTTAAAGAGGACATTTATTGTTCTTTACTAAGGCAAACAATTTCTAATTTGTCAGTACAAATACAAACGTAATCAACGCACTGACAAGTACAAGGTAATTCTATTTGTCCAACTTGAACACCATCCTTGTGATCGGAGCCATAAGGATCATGAGTGCAACTGCCGGCTGCTGCTAACTCATGGGCTCTCTTCTTAGCTGCATCACAAATACCAGGACTATAAAAAGGTATATCAGAAGCCGCACCACCAGCAACACCTTCATAATAATTAGACCACTTCCAATCATGACCTGCAAAGGCTAAAGATGGAACTAATAACAAACCCATTACTATGATTAAAGATTTCATCTTTTTACTTCTTGGTTGGAACAGGTACTTGAGTTACTGGAGTTACAGTAGTGGTGGTAGTTGTAGTTGTAACTGGAGGGGTTACAGGGGGCGTCGTCCCAAAAAATCCTGATTGAGAAGAACCGCTTGAACGATAATTACTCAAAGAAGCTGAAGCGCTCTTGTAAAGACTTCTAGTTCCAATAGCAGAAGCATCATATTGCATCGTATTTGCCGCACTAATTCCAACACTTCTACTTTCGGCAATGGCATCGATATTGGCTCCCATGAAAACGAATTCCCAATTATAGGTATCCTTTTGATGTTGAACCATACTGGCAATTTGTTCTCTAGAAAATCTAGAGCTAGCGTTCTCTTGACCATCTGTGATAATTAAGAAGACAATCTTGGAAGGTCTTTCCGATTCGACCATAGCTGCAAGCTTCTGTCCCACAGAATTAATAGTAGTTCCCATTGCATCCAATAATGCTGTATTGCCAGAAGGTGCGTAAGTCTTGGGATTCAAATCTGGAACAAAGGCTAACTCAATAAAATCATGAACCAAAGTATAATCATGATTGAAAGTGCAAAGAGTAAAAACAGCGTCGCCTGGGACTAATTTTTGTTCTGCAAGGAAAGTATTGAAACTTCCGATAGTATCTTTTGCTAAGCTTCCCATAGAGCCGCTGCGATCAATAATTACGTTAATAGATGTAAAATTTTCTTTAGTCATTGTTATCCTTATTTTTAAAGAGGTTGTCTAACCTGAATATAACCACATCACTAAACTCGTTTCCAAAAGAATCACAAATGGCTTCTTCTAATTTAGAAATAATTCTAGTATGTTGCATCCCGGCAGACAATGCAGATTTATAAAAATCAATCCAATCTGGCAGATATCCTTTATCAAGAAAAATATTGAAAATTACATCAAGGGGAAGTCCATGAGTTTCATAAAATTTATAAACATTACTGAAGACTAGCTTATTATCTTCAGTAATTCCTGATTGAATAAATTGAGCTTTAGTCTTTTTACTCATTCTATTTTTTTAATTTCCCACAACTTATTACTACTAAAATCTCCATGGCGTTGCGGGACACGGCTTCCAATAGGATAAACGTGCCATTTTCCATCTGCAAAATTTTCTTCTTTAAAATGATTTAAAGCTACCTTCCCATATGGATAAGTAACAATCCATTCGTCTTCTTTCAATTCTTCTAATATCTTCCAAGGCGATTGATCAATTACAATCGCAGGGTAATCTGTTATCGAAGAGGATATTTTATCATCAACTTTCCAAACTTCATACGGGTGACCATAACCATCTTCGATTAAAGAATACCACGGATAGGACATCGATTTTGGGGGTGGAAAGGATAGAGCTGCTTTCCCATCTAAAAGGCGATGCATCAAAGCAGACTTACGAATACTAACTTCTAAATTATTTCTGTCAGTAGGAAAATCATAACCATTTTGTTTTCTAACTTCAAGAACCTTAAATAATAATTCAATAATAATTCAATATCTTTAGATAGATCCCAACTTGGCATTATAAATCCAACTTCTCTGCTCTTGATAATTGTTTAATTCGATACTCTTCTTTCAAGGCTTCACTCTTTGTTTCAACCATAAAAGATTTAAGTAACACCACCGGACATCTTCCTTTGGTATATTTGGCGCCTTTTCCAGTATTATGAGCATTAATTCTTTTATCTAAATCATTAGTGATACCAGTATAAATTGTATCATCTGAGCATTTCAATAGATAAATGTACCACATTATTTTAAATCATCTGGTTTCAAATCAAAAGCTACTAGTAAATCTTTCAGAACATCTTTAATATCTTGAGAAGATTGCTTTTCATATTCTTCATCAAAATCGCCCCTGCCACCATTCTGCTGAGAACCACTGAGTTGAATAAAAGCAAATACTAATCTTTTATGCAATCTGTTTTCCAAATCAAGAGCATGAACTCCAGAGCCCATAAATAATTTTTCATTTAATGGCTCCTCAATACACCTCTCTTTATGAGCTTTTTTGAAGGTATTTAAATCTTCATACATAACTTTGTTAAGTAAATCTGAAGCGATCCCATCAGAATTAAGATTCATTCCTTGAACAAAATCATCCATTTCTTCAGCATAATTTTGCACTAAAACTCTTATTAAGAATTTAATTTCTTTATCAGACAGATCGATTTGCATTTATTAATTGTCTTTTCTTTCTGCCTACCAATATCGCTTCAACCGCGTCTTTTGTTTCTGCTACAGTTAGATTATTCATACGAATTCTACGGCATAACTCTTTGCAATAAGAATTGTTCCCACAATCCTTAGTACTACATAATTTCATTTTAATTTCTTTATTACTCTAGTTTCACACCGTTTGACTTCAACATAAGCCAGCCACTTATCATCTTTGCGGTTTTTGATAACTTGTTCAGCATAAGCAATGGCTTGTTTCTTATACTTGAAAAGTCTAGCACGAACAGTGCGTTCATCTATTTTATCGGAAGGAACCGCTTCTTGTTGCTGAAGCAATGGTAAGCTATCATCCCAAGGAGAGTTATCTTCATCTATCTCCCAATCAGCACAATGAACCGCATATTGAATTGTGTGTTTGGGTCTTGAATTATTTTTCATATCGAATGGCACTGATAAAGTGGAACACTGTGAGTATAACACCCATGAGGTCCACAGTGAGTTACTTCATAATAATTTGAGGGAACACACTTAGTTGCTGGGTAAGAATATACCATGCAGCCCGGAACAAGCAAGACCAACATTAATAATAAACATTTCATACTTAAGAATATATCCAGTTCTTAGTGTACTTTAAAAGTAAATCCATAAGCTGAATAGCTTCGTTGTATGAGGCGTCACAATCAAAATTAATAATGGGGTAATCGAGCCTATAGTGATGTGAAAAATACTTTTTAATTAAGCGCTTGCACAGTATTCTAATTGAAGATTCTTTGTCATTAATAACATAATCTCCAGCTAAAAGAACCCTAAACCTTCTTTCAAAAGTTGAGTCTTCCCATTCCTCACGAGTAGGAAAATATAACTTAATCTTTTTAACTCTTTCAAAAAGATTCATTTGGGCTCCTACGTTGAACTTGCATCCACGCATCTAGTTTTCTAGAAGGCTCTTGGCTAGGAGCTATCTCACTTTTTACAGAGAGACGGATTCGATGGTACTTACCCACAAATCCTTATTGTTTCCAATCTCAACGAACTTTGCAATTACATCGAAGACTTGGTCACTGAAACCACCCACGTTAAGAATGTCACTTCTGTCATGAGCTTGAGTAGTTGTACTTGGAGTAACATCAATGCAAACAAGCTTTGCCTTTGGGTTACGAGCACGGAACTTATTCCATTCCGTCATGGTTCCGGTGTTACGGTAATGTCCCGAATCCATCCATGACTCATTGTCAGATACATAAATAACAAGGTCACCCTTACCATTCTTACGATTAACTGACTCTAGAGCTGAAGAGCAATTGGTTCCACCACCACCAAATCCTGCCAACGTCTTGGCGTTAGTCATGATTGAATCCATTGGATTCAAACGGTGAGTATGAACGGTTGTGTCGAACGGAATTACTTCCGTGTCTGGATTCTTGCGCATAATAGCCGCAGCTACCAATGCAGCAACATCAATGCAACGCATCTTAGTCGTAGCCGAACCACGGTTTCCCGTAGCTGGAGAAGACATAGATCCTGAAGTATCCACCATGACGTAAACCTTACCGTCAAAGGTTGGGATATTCTCCAACGCATGTTCAGCAGCCTTTTGCAAAGCAACTGAAATCTTCGTCGGCATTGTTGCCTCAATGTTCAAGAAGGCAGAGAACAACTGGTATGGGAAAACTTTCGCTCTCTTAACCTGCTCTGCGTCCTGAAGCTTATCACAAACGAGACCAACCATGGATTGATCATTGAATACATTGTGACGCTGAAATGTATTTAGATTCATTCTAGTCTGAGTCCAAGTTGCATTAGCTGCAATCTGAGTCCAGTGGCTATCAGTTAGTGGAAGTGCCGTCAACATCTGGAAAGGCACATCAGGGATTTCTCCCGATAAGTCTTTCTTGAATGCTTCAAACTCCTTTGCTAACTGGCAAAGATCCTTCTTCGAATATTCCTTATCAAGCAAATATCCAAACAAAGCCGAACGCTTCTTGTTAGAAGGCTTCGGGTGAACTAACTTAATGATGTCCTGAAGGCTCGGATCGTTTCCGACATCTGCCTTGAACAACTGCTCATCAGTCAATGAAGCGAGATAATCCTGAATCAACTTCTTTGGGCGAGTACCCAGAGACTTACGACCAGTGACACCTGAACGAATAACCTGAACGAAGTTTCTCAACATCTTCGGGTTATCAATGACCTTCGGGAAAATCTTGGACAATAGATCAGAGTCCTTTCCAGCTACCACTGCTGCCAGAGTAGCAGGCATGTCCTTCATCAATCCCTTCTGACGAGCATAGACCGCCAGCTTTGCAACAAACTTTGGATCAAGTTTGTTAGCTAACTCAAGAGTCTTCTTCAACTGCTCTTGATCAGAAACGTAATACGTTCCGTTAAAACAACCAGTCATAGCTAGTTGAGCTAAAGCTGCCTTGTCGGCAAGCGAATAAGCAGTTCCACCAGCATGGTTAGTCGTGTCTACTGGCTTGGTAACCTTAGCAGACGGAACTACAGACTTCTTAGATGACTTGATAGATGCAAATAATTTCTTAGATGACATGATATACTCTCCCTTTATATTTGGACAATGATCCAACAATTTCCTGTACGTTATCAGGATGAACAATTATAATCACGCTCATCCTGGCGTCAAGGTCTACATGAATTTTTAAAATAAAACAATGCGACTCAACTCAACGAGTCAAGTCACGAACAACAAATTCATTTTCCCCTCTTACGTATCCGCTATATAACTTTATTGATAGATACGTAATTTAATTAAATATTACTCTGGAGGAAGGAATGAAAGATTTTGAACAGAGATTCGATCTACTTGTTCAGGAGTAATCTTAAACTGACGAAACTTCCCCATGGGAGTAGTCCTGCGCAGCTTATCCTTGGCAATCGTCAGCTCACGCTTGTTGGTCTTAGGATAGGCGCCTGGCATGATCACTCGCTTATGATTGACCAGACCATAAAGATGAAGAGTGTTAGTAGCAGTATGCAGCTTGACACCCTTGATGTAGGATCCGTTGGCATCAAAAAATCGAGTATAAGCATCGTCGATCTCTTCAACCGGCGTAGCTGCCATCTTCACCAGGGAAGCATTGCAACTCTCAATCAACTCTTGCTTCGCCTTCGCCTGCATAGAATCCACAGGCACAACAGCCTCAAATGCCATGATACTTCGCTTGAGAGCGCTCTCGTAACTCATGTGGAAAACGATACTATAATCAGCAACCTCGCTATGTTCGTTGCGATAACCCGACAGGGTGAGAAAGGTAGCCGAGGGACGAAGCTTCGCCAATTCCGAAACAAATTCCAGATTATTCATTTCAATCTCCTTGAATGTTAAATAATGAATCGAGACGGTGGATCTCCTCCACCTCAATTGTAGCACAGCATCGTTTTACGATGGGTAGGGTAATTTAGTAAATTGTCCCTCAATCACGAAGGACTAAGCAACGACCGCCACACGGGCATTCCAAAATCATTTTGTTTTCATTGATCTTCTGTAAATCTTCTGGTTCTTCAAAATCAACAGAAAGAATCATTTTACAATCTTCACACTTAAAAAGGTATTTTCGTTTGGGATCGTTAAACATATAACTATATGAAATAGTTAATAGACAATGAAATTATTTAATCACTGACAATATCATTCCCAAAGTAGTCCAACCTACCTGTTCGTTTAAGATCAAATCTTGAACTGAATGAACTTCTATGAAGGTCATTTCTGAATCTTTAACATTCCCGTGAACGATTCCATCTTGGGATTTGAACCATTCTAATTCTTCTTCGTTTATTTCAGCGGAATAAAAATAAGCTTTGTGTGCAGAAAGAGTGCCTGATAATTGTCGAGCGCCATGAGAGGTTAATCGATCGGGAGAAAGGTGGAATCCTGTTTCTTCATGTACTTCTTCGGCGGCAACTTCCTGTGGATCTTCTCCCCTCTTAAAGGAAGAACCTCCAGGTAATTCTCTAATGAATCCGTCTTTTGTATTAGCGGGCGATCTAAATTCTTTAACTAAAATCACTTCTGATTCTTCTAGAGGCTCATTCTTTTTCCATAAAAGAACGGAAGAGATATCTGTTCTAGCTAAAACAAACTCATTATCTTTATTTCTTTTTTCGGATTCCACGTAAACATTTACTTTAAGAACCCACATAAAAACAAACTTTTTATAGCCGGGACGGAAAGAATAAAGTAATTCTGCATGATCTAAACGGTTGCCAGCTTCCTTTTGATTGAGATACCAAGACTGGAAAGATTCCGTATTCCAAATAAATAGGGGAACATGCAGATATGGCTTATGAATTAAGAAAAGAAGAATTAGATTCTAATCCACAAGAACTGGATAAAGAATTAGATAAAAATAGAGATGCTGGTCGAAGATGGAGAGCAAAACAAGATCCCATTCTTTATAAAGAAAAATTAAAAAAATATAGAGAGCAAGATGCTGCCACGAAAAGAGAATTAAAAAATTCTGGAGCAATAGATGGTCTGCTGTTAATTTTAGGACAAATAATTGCCGGTAAAAAAGGGATTTGAAGAGAAAACTACCAATTCTTCCTGAAATATTCTTGAATTTAGAAAAAGAAATAAATGATTTCAGATTCAACGTTAGAAACTATCTTGAAGGATTCGATGATACTCAACCAGGATTTTCCGCCAAGCCCGAAACACTTTTTAAGTTAATTCAAATGGGTAAAATTTTATTACCTAAAGTTTTTTCCTCAGCTAAAAGCACAGAAATTTTGAATAAAATCATAATTGAACTACAAAAAAGGGCTGATAATTATCAAATTGGCAAACAGTAATAAAACTATATATATTAAGTGAAATCACATACTTTAGGTCTACACATGAATAAGTTGGCAAAGCTCTTCCAAGCTGTTGAATTCTTTTATAAAAAGGCTGTCCAGTTACCGGACTTAATTAAAAACGCGGCTCCTGGAGATCCTTATGAAGATTACGATGACATTCCAGAAGGCGAAGACGAACCGACTTGGATGAAAGAACAAAATAAATACGATAAATATCAGAAAAAAGATAATGATTCTTCTTTATCTATTCCTCAAAAATTGAGAAACTTGGATAAGCTTATTGTCAATTCGGATATTGGAAACGGTTTATTATCGATTGCCAAGATGTTTGAAGCTGCAACGAATATGAATACTGGATTCATGGGACTATTAAACTTCGTATTGGATTTCAAAAATAGCCATTCGTCAGAATTTAAAGATGAAAGCAATTCAGAACAAATTGAACAAACATTGAACGAGTGCATCAATTATCTATCTAAAATAGTTGAGAACAATTATCCAGGCGACTCACCAGATTCCATTGAAATGTTTCATAACATAGTTAATGAAACTATTAGCTCTTCTTTATCAGATGCCAATAAAACTGAAGAAGAATTAAAAAGAGATGCAGATAAAGATTTACAAGATCAACAGAAAGAAATACTAGGTGACGGTGGAGATGATGAAGGTGGACCGTCAGAACTTCCAACTTTTGATCCGAGCATGCTTAGCAGCAAGAAACAAGACAAGGGAGACAAAGGGACAAGCCTTCATATTGAAGATAAAAAAGAACCAAAGGATTGGATTTTCTACTACGAAGTAGAATTGCAATCTTATAACAACCAATTAAAATTTGAAAAAGATCCTCAAATTCAACAGAGAATATCTGCTGTCATTAGCAATATTCAAAATCTAATTAAAGTATATAATGAACAGAAGAAATTGTATGCTGGCGATGATAATGAACAAACCAAAGTCGCTCTTATTGAGAATAAGAAACAGGTTAGTCAATTAAAAATTGACTTAGCCAAAAGCAAAGCCGTAATTAGAAAGAAATCTTTAGACGATAAATTTATCCAAATAGAAAGAAAATTAAATAGTACATCCGATAAAAATTCACATGAAGCTTATGTTTTGAAACAAGAAAAAGAATACCTAGATTTAATCAGAAATACTGATTCAGTCTTAGGAAAAAGAGAAGAAAGCGCGTTGCGCAGAGACTTTGTTAATAGATTGAAGGCTCCTGCTACTTTCAATTCTCCTGGTGGATATAGAGGAAAAATCGATCCTATTACCGGTAAAAGATTCTTTCCAGAAGAACTCGCCATTGCAGAAGCTGCAAAAAAGAGAGTGTCAAGAACTCAATATAATAAGATGAAATGGCAAGCACAACTGGCACTTTTGCGAAGCGGAACTTTCAAGGGATTAATCCTAGACTTCTCTAAGAAGATTTTGAATCATAAAGCTAGTGTAAAAAAAGATGTCGTTGATGATTCTATTAAAGTTGTTCAAGCCGCTCGATATAATGAATTAAAACCATATATAGATGCCGCCACTGCCGCGAAGAAAAGTAAAAACAAAGCCGCTATTGACGCCGCTGCTGCCGCTTTAAATGAAGCTATGAATAAAAAAGAACTAAATGCAGAAGCTGAAAGAGACGTTTTCGTTAAAGAAGCCGTTGATCGTTCCAATAAATTTAGACAACTCAGAGACTTACTTGACGAGCTAGAAAAACTTTCCTCTTCTGAAAACCCAGAGGATTCTAGCAAATTGGTATCGGATATAGTTGATATGGCGAAAAAATTAGTATCACAAAACAAAGGTAAAAAATATACCATTAGTCTTGTGACTAGCACCGAAGAACTAATCAAACTACTAGAAACTGGAGCTATAAAATGAGTAAAAAATCTAGACAGAAAGCTTTAGAAAAGCTTGCAGAGTCCAATGAAATAACTAAAATAGCACAAGAATTATCTGAAGCTACCCCTAACACCGAGAGCGGTGCGGATGATTTTGGTGATAAATTATTTGATGTATTACTTAAAAGATTACAAGATAAAAGATTAAAAGAAATCAAATCAGAAAACTGAAGATTCAACTCTCTCTCTTGCTTTTTGGCAATAATCTTCTGAAATATCTATTCCAATATAAGTTTTTCCTAATTTTTTACAAGCTAGCGCTGTCGTTCCTGAACCAATAAATGGATCCAATATAATAGATCCTTTTGTTGCCTCTACACAGCGAGAAGCTAATTCCAAAGGAAATGCAGCGGGATGCCAGCTCTTTCTCTCCTGAGTGATCTCCCATACGTCCCCATATCTATTGACCTTAGGAGCTAATTCAAAATTGGGCTTGGCTATCAAATAAATAACTTCGTAGGTCGGAAGGAAATATCCTTCATTGAAATTGATTCCGCCAGCTTTTTTCCAAATAATTATCTGTCTAATCGGTAAGCCTGCGACAATTTCGGGTCTCTGTTGGAATAATCCGTGTTGAACTCTCCACTTGTGATTATAAAAGATAGCGCCATCATCCTTAATGATGCGAAAAGACTCAGCTAATACTGCCTTTTGCCAAGCAATATATTTGTCTTCTGGCATGTAATCGTCGTGAGTATCATACCCCTGAGACTGGAGTTTAGATTTATTCCATTTACCTTTCCAGTTTTGAGTATTACCAAAAGTCTTTCTAATAGAAAGATTATATGGAGGACTGGTTACAACTAAATCAAGAGACTGATCTGGAATTTCTTTCATTACTTCCAAACAGTCCCCACATATAATCTTGTTCTCAAAGTCCTGAGGGTAAATCATAATACCTTTAATGATTCTGTCAATTGACTGATTGCTCTATCAATTGACTTAACGATGAAGATTGTATTCTGAGCCCCTAAAGTCTTAACGAAATCAGATGACTCACCAGGAATCTGATAGTTACATTCTAACCATCTAGACCTGTTCAACAAACTAGCCGAAGACAACCAGAAACAATAATCTCTCATTACTGAGACCCCAATGTTTTCGTAGTCTTTATACTCAGCATTATTGTTAGTTCGATTAAGAAAAATAATAACATCTTTATTATAATCAAACAATTGCGCGAAATCGCGGGGAGAAGTCAAGCCATCGATAACAAACCTGTTGGGCTTACTAATATCATAAGCCCCCATGGCTTCACAAACGTTATCAGCAATCATCTTGGGATGAAACTTTAAACGAAGAGTAAACCAAGTATGATAATCATCATGATATTGTTGTGGATGTTCGCCCGGTCTTTGCTCTCTGAAGGTAGATTTTACCCAAGAAGAGGCGTCAATGTATTGGTAGTTCTCCATTTGACATAGGGCTTTAGCCACTGTAGTTCTTCCCGAACCAGGCATTCCTACCACGAAAATCTTCATAGCAATCACTTAACCTTATTGATACCTATAACATCCTTACATATTAAGACATTTTATAATGAAGTTCTTTTGGAGCATCGTATCACAATTATATTGCGATCTCGTCGTCGGGGGAATTTTAAAGAAAACCCCACCTCCTCTTTGGTTATTTAACCAACCCAAACAAACAATTCCCCATAAATACACCAGCGAAATCATTGCAGACATCAACTTCACTTCACAAGAAAGATGGTTGATTGAAGAGGCTACTCGCAATTTAGAATGGTTTTGTAATGGGTTCATTCAATTTAAAGTGAAATTTGAATTGAATCCCGATCATATCAATGGACACGAATATTGCATACTCAAAAGAGCTGAACCAGCCCTAAAAGAAATTGTTGAATCAGATGCTAGAATTAAAAACACAACCCTAGGTCTGTGTAATTATTTACCAAACGATACCATTGTATTGTATTTAGTGCCGGAAAGATTAAAGAATCCTTTTTCTTTTCGCACTACCACCATACATGAAATAGGACATGCACTTGGTATGAAACACATCGGTAAACCAAGTGTTATGCACCAATACAATCACAACGATGTGCTTTATCCTACATACAAAGATGCCATTGAGCTTGGTAAATTGTATGGTATTGATCCTAAAAATTTAAGATATTTCAAACTTTAAAGTCTCTGAATGTTAGATTTATTCTTGGACTAACTGGTAACGAAACTTTCGGTATTTCATGTTTCCAATAGTGTTGAGTAGTACCACTCATCACCAATAAAGAACCATGATTCAATTCATAATGAAAAGAGTTACCTTCTGCTATGGAAATATTTTCAGGAACATTCCATCCAAAATCTTTACGATAGTTTGTGATTATAAACTTACGAGTAGCTCCCAGAGAAACAGATGCAATGTTAGCATTACTTCCCAATTCAGATTCATCATCTGCGTGCAATCCAACAGAATCCCTGCCGTTTCTGTAATGATTAAGTAATACGCTATTATATTTGCAACCAGTGATATATTCGATTTTATCTCTTAAAAGAAGTAGATCGGGTAACCATGGTTGAACTGCTTGAGTTACACCAGAATAGGAGTAAGCCATCTTGGGATCGTCAGCATACCAAGCCGTCTGACGAGGTTGAGGTAACTTCTCTCCAGTTCTAAAATTAGTGTAATACTTTTGTTCCCAAAGTACATTCTTATCAAGATAAGTCAATAAACCATCTGATTCTACAGGTCTTAGGAAGTCCGAATCAAAATCTAAAATTCCGCCATAATTAATGTAACAGCGTACCATCATAGTCTTATTGTCTCTATCTTACTTAAAGCTTCTTGAACTTGCTCTTCAGTCGCCGGGGCACGATGTTTTGACACTGCAAACTGAATTAATTCGTAACGAATACTCTTTTCGCATTCTAGTTTCGCTGCCTCAATTGAAGGATAAAAGGCATGAGAATACCAAACATCAAGAGTCAAAACAGTAGTAGGCTTGCCATCTACTACCTGTTCTTTTCGAGGATGAAAAGTCTCAGGAGATAGGATGCGAGCCCTATATTCGCCAGCAGGAATCCATAAAACTGACGGATCTTCCACGCCTTGAATAACTTCGCATTCGACTTCTACAATGGAACTTTTTCCTTTTTTGGATTGAACGACAAACTTTCTCACGACTTATTAGCTCGTTTCTTTTCTAATTCTTTAATTCGTTTCTTACAATTCTTCAGCTCTTGCTCTTCTGCCCAAACATTATAAAACTTCATTTGTTCTAAATATTCAACACGATCTTCTTTATACTTCTTCATTTGTTTGGCGTAATCTTTCATTTGTTTGCGCCAAGCAATCATCTGTGATTTATAATTTGTCGTCTTCTCCATGGTAATATAATATATTTCAGTATAATCATCGGATGAATATTCATCATGATAACATGTTGTATAACTGAAACGGAGATCGGAAACATTCACATTAGTGGGAAGTTTGGCTACAAAAGTAGTCCAATCCATATCTTCTTGATGTGATATGATAACAGGATTCTGTTTTTCAAAAAATTCTTTGGGTTCGACTGGAGCGTAAGGTGGTCTAGGTTCTATAGGATATTTCATCACCAGTCTCCATAAATATAATGAGCATAGGAAGCGTAGACAATCCCATAATATCCACATCCTTTAGGGCAATTACCATCCAAACGTGGCCACATTTTTCTTATCTTATTATGACCAGACGAGCCTATGATAAAAGCTACGACTGGATCAAGTGTCTTGTCAAGTGGCGCTTCCTCTAACAGTTCTTGGCGGCGGCTTCATCGAAAAAGACGCCATGATCACAGGTAGCTTGTAAGGGATTCTCTTCTCGCCACTTCTTATCACGAGCTTCATCTTCTTCTCGCCACTTCTTTGTAATCTCCTGTATGGTCTTGATAAAAGAATCCTTGTCGACAATGTCAGTCACTGGCTCAATCAATTGTATTTCATCAGAGATGCCAAATTTCTTCTTGAAATCTTCAAATTTCTTTGGATCACTCATGATTTCTTGAGCTTCTTTGGCTGCCTTAGTCAAGGCATCATCATCTTCTTTTTTCATCGGAACTCCTTCAATACTTGATGCAATCGAAGGTGGCACTATATTTTTGCCATGATTGATCATTAGTAATTGATTCGAACTTTAAACTCTGAAAAGCCTGTTTGAGGAGAGGAAAACTACGCTGACCCTCCTTCAAAACGATCTCACTCTCTGGTACCGATCTAAATTCAATTAGCTGGCGATTGACAGAAAAGTTGGCTCGATTCTCTTCCACTTCCAAAAACTTTTTAAAAAGTTCTGGATTAGTTACCGTATCAACAGCCTTCTTTGGCTTCAATAAAGCCGGAATATTGTCCGATTTATCACCATTTAAAGACTTCCAAGCTACATAAGGATAGGATGGAGCTTCCATAAAATTTTTCTTAATTGGATTGTAAATTCCAATCTTAGAATAATTTCGTTGCAACAATTGAATATAATCTGAATCGTTACTAAGGACTGTTAAATCTTCTTCTTTCATGTTTTCACACAGAGTGGCGACTACATCATCGGCTTCATAACTAGCAGCGCGACAGATAGTGATTGGTAAGTACCGAAGTAGATCGACAATCAAATCTTTAGCTTTAAGAAAAGTATCTTGGGTTTCTTTCTTGGAAGCTTGCTTGATGATACGGTTGGCTTTATAGTCAGCAAAGAGGTCATATCTGAATTGTGGATGACCTTCTAGGACAAAAAAGCATTTATCTGGAGTAAACAACTCGATCAAGGGTCGAAGGTTGCGGAAGAAATTAAAGGTGGTTACAACCTCTTCAGGTTGATCCTTTTCACATTTAGCTGCAATCCACTTACCACCACATTGACAGTGTGGATCTTGGGGATGTTTGTCATCCCAGCCAGAAGTTTGGCAATTATGACACTCTAAATGAGATACTTTAGTCTTCGGACCAAATCCAATATTAGCTCGCCACATTGCATTATGAGCATCAATTAATAATACTTTATCCATTAGCTTTTTGTATTTTCTTTCTATATATTTTACGCCAAACAGGATAAGCTAAGAAAAGAAAAACGCCAACTAGAGCAGAGTAAGAATGATTAAGAAAGAAATAAAGAAACCAAAAGAATTCTTTTCCAACGAAATAATACCATAACTTTTTATAGTAATCTACAACTGGAACCGCTCTTAGTTCTTCTTGTTCTGCTAGCCTATCAGCGATAGAAACGTGACCAAAAGTCAATAAAACGGCTATTGCAGCCAACATTTCGATAGTAAATAATCTATGAGTAAAATAATTGACAGCTAGCAATACCAACGCAACAAATGTTGTTTCATAGTGAAATGTCTTCATTAACTTTGGACAAGCTCTGGGTGAGTAATGTGATGAGTAAGCCTCTCAAACTCAGTAAAGATAGCTAAAGTAATCAGATACATCCCTTTGCGTTCTTCTTGAGCAGCATTACGAGTTAAAGAAGCTAACATAGTCTGTCGCATTTGTAGCAACTTTTCCCTGTTAGCTTCAGTAATATCATCTATATGTAGAAAACTATCGTCATTATCCATATTAATTTATCTTTAAAGTATTAGCAATACCAAAACACAAATCATGTTGAGTACCATCATCTTGCCCACCACAGGTCAAGCCATAGCCATAACCATTGACTAGTGTAGCAAAGATATAAACTCGTACAGCATTCTTAGAAGATTCAATTGCGACGAACTTTTGACCATTCAAAGTAATTTGACTGGCTGAAACGATAGTGGCGCCGGCTGCCTTCATTCCCCTTAGTGCAAGCAAAGCATATTGTGGAAAGGTACCAACGAACTCATCTTTGGTAAAAAGGATAAGGTTCTTTTTATCAGGATTAAGTAGAGAAACATTCACTGTGGCTGCCCCTTCGCCAATAGTAACTGGCTGCCAACCAGCATCTGGTAACACGAAAGAATAATTCTCTTTCGCAATTGTTACACTAGTTGATACGGGTGGAGGTGGAACAGGTGGAGTAACTGGAGGAGCCGGTTCAACAGTAGGAGTTGTCGGTTCTACTTGATCTTTCTTGGCACAAGAAGAGCAAGAGATGATTCCGATAGCGAGCAATGCAAGAGTGAAATAGATTTTTTTCATTATATACCTTCCAAAATTATAAGACCAAGATACTACCGGGTTTATATACCCGCAACTTGCCCGAATTAGCAAACTTCGTAGTTCAATTTATAACCTTGAGATGTCTTCAAAAGATCCTCGACTACCTAGAAAGCTTTTGCTAAAGCAAGAAATCCAGCCACAATCTAATAAATTAGGGCGGATGGTAAGTCTCCAAGTTACAAACTCTAATGTACCCAAGTATCAGGGGCAAACGAAGTATCTCTCGACAAACGAATGGGGATATATAGGGGAAGTATATATTATAGGGAGTTGTATAATTAGAAATAATAAGGCTAGCAGCCTTACAATTTGAGCAGAAGTTATCTGCCCTTTCGATATTAAATTGTCTGTGAAACAGTGGTTACTGCGGTAAGTGTAGCAGCTTTTGCTGCGACAGCCGCTTGTTCCTTGGCTTCCAAAGCATCTTGCATTTGTTTCTTCGCAAGATCTTTTGCAAGTTTTGCTGCTTCTTTCTTTTGCTTCTCGGAAGCTCTCATGATTCCGCCGTGAGCACCACGGGTAACATGCCAGTCAGGATGGCGACGAACATACCATCTAACTAATACATCGGCTTCACGAAGTTGCTTCTCGCCCCAATTTAATTTGAGTGCCAACATTTCTAACAGTTTTGGAAATTGAAGATTACCTTCGCCAGTCCATTCACTAAGAGCTTCATTAGTGGCTCGAAAAATTGGTCTCAAATCATCACATGCTGATTCAATTACTGTATCATTGCTCATCATCTACCGTCCCTTGCTTTGTAATATAGTTCCTTATTTTATGGTTGAACACTAGATAAAAATGGACACCAATGGCAACTAGGACCGCCACGAACAACGCTACATATCTGTTAGTTCCATTTGTCAGTAGTTGCATTAAGACTACTGCGGAAGAAGTAAAACAAATAAAAACGTTGGTAAATGTTACCAGTAGAAGTACTGGCACAACTGCCAATAATCTAGATAACGAAGTCAGACGCGGGAACATTAGACTTTGCGAGCAAAACGTCCGCGAGTGTCACGAACATTGTGCCAACGTGTGGAAGTATTGCTTGGGTTACTAACTGCGGTACCAGTCACAGTCTTGCTGCTTCCGACTTGGTTGAGAGCAAAATACTCACCCAAAGTAAAAACAAAGGTAAGCGAATTTCTTACTAATTCATTCGAGGCAGCTAAAAGAGCGTCCCTATCAGAAGGATTCGAAAGTTTGTTTTGAACTTCCTCTGCCAGCGATTCGATCTTCTCGGCAAGCTGTTTGACATCACTACTGGTCGTTGTTGTATTTGACATTGAATAATCTCCTATATTTTTCCTAATCAGGAATTGAAAGTAATATAATCACGAAACTTTACGGGCGCAAGCTGCACCGTAATTTTATTAATTGTTGCCACCAAAACCGCTGCCACCTCCACCCTTAATGAGAGATAGCAAGTCTTTCATGGAATCATTCTTAGGTGGGGCGCCAACACTAGCGCCAACAAACGAACCGATATCCATAATCAACATAGCAGCTTCCTGCATCACTCCAGTAGCTAATCCTGTTGCTTTCGACATTTCCACAATGAAATCGTTTACATTTGCGGAATTAGAAGGACTACCACTTTTCTTAATACTATCTGCCGTATTAAGTGAATTCTCTAACTCACCAACTAACTTCTTCAACAAGGTTAAATCTACTTTATCCGTCATCATTTTAGACATTATTATTCTCCATTAGATTACAGCGATCAAAATCAATCAGTTTGAAATTACCCAATGCATCCTTCATGATATTTCTTACGTGAATATCATTGTGTTGCACCATGGTTTTTCGAAAATTGTTACAAAAGAATGTAACCTTTTTTTCGTCGAAGTCAAGCCCGCGGCTCAGCCCCTTCAACATTTCTTTTATTTTTTTTGACGAGTAATCTTTAATAATATTTTTATCTTCGTGTGATAGAATTGTATGGAATATTTTCTTTTCATCCTCGGATAATTTATTTAATTTTTCCATTACATAATAATAGAAAATATAAGGCTGAAATCCATTGACTGTTTTGCGAGCACAAGTTCCTAGATATTTATACTCATACACACGAGCATGTGTGGATGGTTGAAAACTTTGCAAATACAATAAAATCTTTTCAATGTTAGAATAAATATGATGTATATCCAAATCATATTGATAAATAATACTAAATTTAATTACTTTATTATCGATGAAATTAAACACCTCTCCATCGGCACCGTCACCAATTTTTTCTCCTATAAAATGTGGAGTTGTTTCTGGACAAAATGTTTGACACATATTAAAAACATTCATGATGAATCCAAAAAGAAAAGGCTGGATGTAGAATCCAGCCTTCGCTCAAGCTAACAAATTGTTATTTATTAAAACTCACATTCATCATCGTCATCGTCATCCACAGGATTCATAGTGACTACGCCATCCTTGAGAATTGGGACGGCTTTAGGTACTTTGACCTCTGCTGGAGCACTATCATCTACACTCTTAACAGTTACTCCTGGGTTAGTGCTAACGGCAGGAACAGAAACATCAGCAGGTTTTGCCTTCTTAGATGTGACCTTTTTGACTGCTGGTTTCTTTGCTGATGCCTTCTTAACGGGCTTCTTAGCTGCTGCTTTTTTCACAAGCTTCTTTGCTGGTTTCTTAACCGCTTTCTTTTTCGCGGTTGTCTTTTTACTTGCCATAATATTTTCCTCTTTCCAAACGTTTAGATTGCAGAAGAAATCAAATGATTATCTATCATAACTTGGCGCAGCTCTTCTCCGGTTAGATCTCTACCGTTTACCTCTTGCCAAGCAAAAATTGCTGCGGCTACGTTAGGAAGTTCATTGCCTAAATAATGATATCTGCTATTGATTTCAGCTACTGTGTTTCGACCCAAATCCAACTCTTCCGAGAAAAGATTAATTTCTTGTCCCATGATTTTGAGCGTGACATAATCTCTATACACAATCATAATATATCTTTCATTCAGACTTTGTTTTATTTAATAAATTGGTGGAACGGGCAGGATTTGAACCTGCAATCTTCACTCGTGATGGAGTTAAAGATAGGCATGCTTGGGGGCTCATCACTGCCCTTACGAACGCCCGTGTACGCCAATTCCAACCACCGTTCCATTTATCTAATAAACCCGTGATATCTGTCCCACCATTCTTTAGAATATAAAACCGTTCCGTGTGAATCTCTTTCGAGCTTCTGACAGGAAGCACATTCACAATGAGAACCAAATTGTTTACCTGGATGTGCTATTGGATCTTCCAAATCAGGCTCAATAGTACAATCCATATCACAAGAATACTTCTCATAGCATTCGGGACATGAATGATAATGATTCATCAGTTAGAGTTAGTATACTTATACCAAACCTTATTCTCGTCATGAGCATAAACCTTACTCTTACCATGCTCGCGCCAATCCAGATCATAAATAATACGATCTGTATCGGGATCCTGGCGAATGCACTCCACATAAGCCGAATGCGGGTTACCCTGGACAACCAAACGATCACCAATCTTAACCATTGTTTTCATTGCCTCCTGTAACATTAGACGCCGACCGTTTTACGATGGGTGTCAGTTTATAGAATATAGTTATAGCGTTAAGTTTTGTCAAGCTAAGATCAATTAATAACTTTCACTTGGCGGCGGGGATGCTGGGATCCGGGACGCTGGCAGGAGAAATTATACAATGGCACACAACGCCTGCACGAGGGGCAGGAGGAGAAGAGATAAACTCTGCTTTAGCCCCCGGAGAACAGACATGAGATGTATGATCATTATCAATCTGAAAGAATTCGTCTTTACACGGTTCTTTAATTGCCGGTTTATCTCGACAAGCATCCACTTTGAATGCAAAAAAGAATCCACCTAGAATAACAATGGCAGCTAAAAATAAGAAAAATCTTAAAGATTTAGCATCAGATTCATCAGACATAATATTACCTCTTATTTAAAGTAGCAATGAACTTATTTGCAAGTTCAGTATGAGTCGGGAAAGACAATTGTGTTGGTTGAAAATATCTAGCAATGTCGGACACTTCCTCATTGGGCTCGAATAAATTCAAAAACTTTTCGAAATCTGTAAGCTGAAGATTAAAACGACAGAAAACAAGCAGGTTGCCATTCATAGCAGAGACGACATCATATAATGAAAACTCTTCTGTCTTTGAAGGAATACCTAATTCCTCTTTCATTTCTCTTACAGCGGCTTGTTGCCAGGTTTCACCAGCATCAATGTAACCAGAAGGTAAAGCCCATTTGCCTTTTTGTGGTTCGATATTACGCTGTTCAACCAGTAATCCACGACTACCAACTCCATAAAATCTATCATCCATTAAGACAGGAATCATCATTACAACAACTGGCAATGGATTAATATAAGAAATGTTCTGACAACGATCACACTTCTTTGGCCAAGGCATATTAGTAAACATTGTTCCGCAATAAGAGCAATGTGCATTCTTTGTAGGCTCAATCATTTGATTTTCTTATCTATCGCGAGCTGCAATCTTTCTTCTACATAAACAAGATGTTTACGAGGGAACCAAAGCTGTGGAGCTACTCTAAAATTATTTTTTTTACAGCCGTCTTCGACAATACAACCATATGTTTTTGAATTCCTTTTCCACCATCTTTTAGGAATAGGAGTACGTTCTTCATGATATTGAATACCAAGATTCTCTAGAACGAGAAGAGAAGCCCATGCATCATGAGGATGTTCATGCGCCGAGTAGCCTTGAATATGATCATACATGCTGCCATCAGAGTTCTTTTCATAAACTGAAACAATATTTAGGAACTTTTCTAAAGCACGGGCGCTCTCAAAAGCAATCCAAACACGATCATAACAGTGTTTGGTCTTGGTATGATAGCTAAGACTAGTACCATCCTTATATTTCTTAACCTTCTTCGTATGTTTACAAGACCTAGAGCACATCGCCTGACAAGCGTTATAGGTTTCAATACCTAGCTCCCACATTTTGGATAGGAGCGGAGCTATATCTCTATCGATTCTAACTTTAGAATCCTTATAATACATCCATTTATATTTATGTGGCATTACCAAAACACTTTCAAGTTATCATAACGATGAAGATAGCGTCTTACTTCAGATGCATACTCCCTATAATACGGGGTATGATCTATATTATATTGAATTTCATCTTCCAAATTGTACCAAAAATAAGTTTCTTTTAAATATCTATGGTACAAAGCTAAGTTCAAAGCGACGTTCTGTTGTTTTGATTCATAACAACTGATGACTGCTCCAGCTCTAACGATGGTATAATTGAGAGCTTGATCACAAATGCCTGTCCATAACTCTGAACCGAACGAATCATCTACAATATTATAAACATAATGATACAGCTTATCTTTTATAGATGGAGGATCAATCGTAACTGCTAACCAACCAGCAGACGTTTTGATTAAATTACCGACAGAATGTATCGATTGAAACATACTTTCCTATTGAACGATGGTCAAATGTCTCTTAACTTTATTCTTCTTGACACCATGAGCTGCAAAAGCAATTCCATAGTTACCTTGGAATAGACGAGCAACATCAAAACAGAGGCGACAATCTGAACAACCAACCCCTCTCGTTTGATTAGGACAAGGAATCCACTTTGTATCCGACCCAGAAAGGTAGTACGATCTCTCACTTGGATGTTCTGCAACCACAATGGCAGGCGCATAACCTTGTTGCCGAGCTTCTGCAACCTCTTCAGTAGTAGAAACAGAGGCTAGCATGGCTACATTACTCCAGATTGAAGCTGGAACGTGCTGCCAAGCATGAGTATAAGACCAAGCAATACCACCACCACGTTCCTGCCAACGACCAACTGCATTGTTAATCAATCGTGAGCCAGCTAAAGTACGACTATCACCTGATACATGCAGCCTCATATCTCGTCCTTGAGGTACCGAGCCACCCTTGTAAGAGTTATTAATAGCGTTGGCTTCAGCACGAGCAGCTTGTAGAGGAGATAAGCCTGCGGCTTCCTCATCCAAACGATGAACATGAATACCAGTATGTCCTACTTGAGCATAGCACTCCTCTCCCATAAGAGAGCAAGTTTTGGGACAAGAAGCCTTAATAGACACATAGGTAGCATCTACCTTTTTAGAGCCCATAATCTTGGTGTTACCTGATTCCGAAACATATATTGCGCCGTTCATAGAATACGTGCCTCCTCCTTACCTACATCCAACGTTTTACGATGGGTAACTAGGAGCCCAATCTTTAGAATTGAGCCCCTAAATACCACTATCCTTAGGGCGCGAATTTAATTGGATCGCACTTACCAATTAAAAATCAGAAGACGAACCTCCGCCACCCGAATCGCCACCACCAAAACCACCACCATCATTAGATCCACCGCCGTCAGAGCTAGATCCACCCCAATCAAACGAACTGCTGGAAGAACTAGAGCTGGAATCATCATCCCTGCGACGCCTACGATCATCTTCCTCTTCTCTCTCACGAGCACGACGAGCCTCTTCGCGACGTTCATTTGTACGTCGCTCCTCTGCTGCCCGCTCACGCTCTCGTTCCCTAGCTTCTGCTCGCTCTCTGGCTTCATAAAGCTCCTCAACAGCTACTGCTGTAACCGCTGCTGCCGCAACTGCTGGCACCACATGAGAAGTCTTCATTGCGGGAGCCTGCGGAGGCTCTGGAACGAATGGAGAAGTAACTGGATAGCTTGGATAAGAAGGCTGTCGGGGAGGCATAGAAGGAACAGGAATGTACGGTGTAGTTGCAGTGGCAACGTACCTATCATTCTCTTCCTCACGCCGCCTTCGAATAGCCTCTAACTCTCGTTCATCTTGAGCTTCTCGCCTACGCTTCTCTTCCTCAGCTTTATCGGAAAGAAAAAAAGCAAGCATAACACCACTGACTAGTACGCCTAGAACCACCAAGACAAACCAGATAACTCCACTAGAGCCACCCGAATCTGGAGTACCAGAGACATTAGTTTGTGGAACTGGAACAGTTGATTGCTGTTGCGGAGGAGATACAGGAGCTGGTGCAGCCTGTTGATTAGCACGGCTTGACATGAGAGCAGAAAGTGTATCTAAAGTCTCTGCAAACCCACCATAGAAATCACCCTTCTTAAGGTGAGGATTAAGATGTTGTTTTAGAATATCCTGCGTTTGGAGATCGGTAATATCTCCTTCAACACCTTTACCAGTCTGGATACGAGACTTGCGCTCCTTCAAAGCCACAAGAATCAAAACTCCGTTATCCAACCCGCGCTTACCAATGCCCCAAGATTTCCATGTAGCTTGGGCAGCATCTTCAATATTATCTCCATCCATATCCTGGAGTAAAAGGATACCGAACTCATTCTTGGTAGCCCTACTAATACGATCGATCTTCTGATTCAGCTCTTGAATATCGCGTACGGACATTCGACCTGTTTGATCAGATACATATCCACCATGCTCTGGAGCAGGTGGAGGTGTAAAAGCCATACCATTGATAGCAAACAGAGTTGCTGCCATGGCAACCAACAACATCACATACCTTTTCATTATCTAAACTCCTTTAAAAATCACTAGAAGAACCGCCACCACCAGAACCACCACCGCCAAATCCACCACCATCGGAAGATCCACCGGATGAACCGCCTGAACTACCACCATCGAAAATAGCCCCAAGAATGGCAAAGAATACTTCAGCTATTCCGAGCCAAATACAGAGCACTAAAAGCAGTACAGCAGCGACAATGAGACCAACAATCATTAAAGCTGACATGATGATTACCTACTCGGGCTAGCAGGAGTTGCAGGTTGAACAGCAGGAGCGGCAGCAGGACTTCCAAAATCGATCTTTGGAGCTACCTTGGCATCCGAATCTGCCTGGAAAGGAATGCGAGGTCTAAACTCATGACCAGTAATAGGATTGATAATCTTACCACTGACATGTCGAAGCTCCTTATTGAACTCAAACACCTTATCATTGTAGACTTCGCGAGCCCTCAAGAGACGATTCTCAGTCCCTTCAATTTGAATTTGAAGATCGTGGAACGCAGGAGTAGCTGCCAGTGTAGGATACTGGGCAGGAGCCTGTACCATTAAACGGCTCATCTGAGTACCCAAAGTAGATTGGGCTTGCTGGAAAGCGGCAAGCTTCTGCGGATCAGAGAAGTCATCACTCTTGGGATCAAGCCTGATTTCAGGGCGAGTTGCATTAGCTTGTGCCTGAGCAATGGCTACCAGGGTAGTCTCCTCATGTGCAGCAGAGCCTTTAACAACGCTGACTAATTGAGGAATCATATCAGCACGTCGCTGAAGGTTAGACTCATAATCGCCCCAAGCCTTATTACAATCCTCGTCCTTATCGACCAAGGTATCATACTTGATGGTACCCTTCTCGACAACGTTATCACCCTGTTTGAAACCAACATCCTCCATGTGTTGCTTAACGTCGCAACCTACAGTTGCCAGCAACAGAGCCACACACGCAATAGAACTATAGATTCGCATTTTACTTCTTACCTTTCTTATTGTGTTGAGTTTGATCTGCCTTGGAAACTGGCGCCTTGCTAGGAGCCTCGACCTTCTCTACCTTCGGAGTCTCTTTAGGCTGTTGCTCCTTAACGAGCAAAGCTTGGAGCTTAGCCCTCTGCCTCTTGGCATGGGGTTCGGGCGGAAGCTTATCGAGCTTCTGCTGAGTGGATAGGGCGTTATACGCCTTAAGCCTAAGCTCAGCGGCGTTTCGACGAAACTCACGAACTGCACGGGTAATAGGAAATCCACGATGTGACATATTTATATTCCTTTAAACTTTCTTGTTGTTGAGAAATGTGTTAACTTCTATAACGTACAGCATCTTTTTAGCTTTACACCATTCTGCACTATGGCGTAATGCATACTTAAATCTACGCCAAGCCTTATCTGCCTTAGCTTTTGAGGTGAACATTCCGACAATAATCTTACGATCTGCTTTGGCATACAATGGAAAAATAAACATCATTCACCTTCTAATTTAACGTTGGGAAACATAGTTTTAAAAATATCTAATGTCTTACGATTATAAGCTCCGAAAGCAGCCTTACTGCAAGTAACTTCCTCAGGTGTTAGCCATTTAACAGAACCTTCTTCTGAGTCTCGTGGGAGACCTTCCCAATGGGCGGCATAGAAACAAGTGCTATAAAAATCTTCTGCATTAACTCCGTCACCTAATTCTACTCGCTTATATATTTCAAGACAAGAGGTGACGACAATTCCAGTCTCTTCCAGGGTCTCACGAATGGCTGCATCCATAGCATTTTTATCGCCGGCAGTGGGATCAAGCTTACCGCCTGGAAGACCGTACTTGGTGCGATCATTACGACGAGTAATCCCAAGAATAAGACCCTCAGGATTGACCACTAGCATTACACCAGCTTCTCTCATGTTAGTTCCTCTGCCTCTACAGTGGCTACCATAGCTTCAATTTGATCGTAATAAGCTCCAGAGAATGAAACCTCATTCCTAGTTTTATAAAGGCTGTTTCTCCAAACTATGAAAGTAGGATATGACTTATCTTCATAGAGAGAAATCTCTCCTTCCACCTTAGATCCATCCGAAGCACGTAGTATTACTTTACGTTTTCTAAGTGTTACAGCCGCCAACTTCTTGCGAGCTAGTTCTTTCTCTAGCTCTTCGACAGAGTAACTTTCAATATATCTAGGTTCGTCCATAACGCCTCAACAATAGGAACTGGAGGTAGACCAGCCCGCATTACACAATTCAGATTCTAACTGATGAACATCAATTTTCTCAAGCTTCTTTGAGAGCTGATCGAGCTTTTGATTCAACTCAGCGCGAGACATAGAAGAATCACATTCCATATTTTCAGCGATCCAATTAGCACAAATCAATGCCGGAAGCTCTGCCTCATCTTTTAGACGATTAACTTCTTTTAAGGCAGCTACAGCCTCTGCAATTTTAGAATTAATTTGTGCAGCAATTACATCAAAATCTTTCTCTAAATCACTCATTATATTCACTTTCTTTTTGATTTGCGGTGGCGCCACAAATAAGACAAATGATCTTTAATTCCTTGCCAGAGTCCCTGACAAGAACAAAAATAGCCGCTCTCTTTAGAAGAACAAGACATAATTAATACCTCGAATATTAAATGTTAAATGAAGTTAAAAGGATGCGGGGAAACTCGTTTCGGCAATACAAACCCGGGGGCTTATATCTGTGTTGTTATCTGAGTAGACCGCTTTTGTATAGCCGGAAAATACCACTTATAATGAATAATGTATTGCTACATTATTTCAAACTTCATGATAAGTACGACTAGCTAGCATCGTTATCCTTGGTACCGAACTGTTATTCTTGTCAGAACTCCTAAGCAAGGGTGGCTTTCCGGTAGCGACTCCGGTTCTTATGGGTTTCCATCCCACTAGCTAGGTGCTGCCCAGCCGCGTCTCTTATATACTAGAATATATATCATAAAAATTACGGTGTCAAGCCCCGTCAATTTTTCAAATAACTGGCACGAACTTTGCAATTCAAGTGTGAGCGGAATTTTGCCAGTCTTTTTGAGATTCCTCAATAATTAACTCGTCTTCAATCTTCTTTAATTCTTCTTCAACGTCGGCGCGGAGCTTTTGCTTTTCAGCTTCTCGACGCGTTTTAATTCTCTTGACTTCTTTTAACTTTTCTCTAGCTAAACCGGCAGCGAATAATGGTAATAATAAAATAGCTAATGGCCAAATGGACGTGCCAACAAGCAAATCATCTGTATCATTATCAGACCAATTGAACCATCCATCTGAAATGAAAGCAATACAGGCGCCCGCTATATAAATGCCAGCAATTAATAATATCTAAAATAACATTTATGAACTCCCTCTAGTACTTCCCTTTTGCTGTAAACAGTAGAAGCATTCCAATATCCCATGGTTCCCATAAGCTGCCACAAACTCATAGTCATGTCTTCCAATCTTACAGAGAATCCTAGAAACAAAAGGATGCTTATGCCAGTTAGTAATCGGGCGATAGAAACTAATTCTCTCTAGCCAATCCTTAAATCTTTGAAACATTTTTATTTTCCAATTCAAATTCCCAATACAAAACTCCATTATCTAATTTATAGTAGAATTCTGTTTGTACATTATAAATTGTCTTAAAATAAATTGGGACAATTTTATGTATCTTTTTAGTACGAATTACTATTACTTCATCACCAACACTGAATTTAGCCATTTATTCGTCCCATTTTGAATCGGAATATTTATGAGTCATCTGGCGCATAAACTCGTGCATAATGATACCGGAAGCGGTACCAACATTCAAGCTGCGAACCGAACCATACTGCTCAATATGAACGATGTTTCGACACATAGCTTGCATAGCGGGAGTCAGTCCGACTCCTTCTTCTCCGAGGACAAGAAGGGTATTCTTCGTGAAACTATATGAAGAAACGGGAACAGACCCAGGCACGTTATCAACTCCAATAATAACATATTGATCCCTCAATTTAACAAAATCTTCTACGGTAGGAAGCCAAGTCACATCCGTGTAATTAAACGTCCCAACTGCCGCCCTTTTATCCCACTTCTTATCGCCCAGATAAAAAACTTCTTTAGCATTGAAAGCATTAGCATTTCGAACGACAGTGCCGAAATTGAAATCACCAATCAAATGCTCCATGCAAATGGCAAATGGATTAGCCGTTTCACGAAGTTCCTTCTTGATATCTTCAACTTCCATGCTCTTAAAACGGTCAGCCACATTGTGTTGCCAGGCACCGAAATGCTTATCACCATCGGTAATAGCCGCTTGATGAGCAAGCGAAGTAGCAGCCAGGTTCGGAGTTGTACTAATCTTCGGTCTCATGATCTTTCAATTCGCTATATAGTTATTACCAAACAAAACATTTGCAGCCTCTTTTGCCACCGCAAGTGTCATTATATTCGCCACAAGTCTTACAAAAATTGTAAGTCCAACCTTCAATCTTAGATAATATCTTTAAGACTTCTGCCGGTGTAGCTTCGGCAAGAGCATGTTCCAATTCTTCTTCCCACTTCTCTTGACTCATAATCTTCTCTGTTGTTGTATTTCTGCCTCTACCTGCTCCATAGCAGTCTCTACTTCTCGCTCTGCGGCAACACGAAGCTGTCTTTGATGCTCCTGTTTAGCGATCCTGGTTTCCTTTAAATTTCTTGTATATCTAGCAAAACCAAAAACAGCAAGAATAGGAACAGCAATTGACCAAAAAACTGCAACTAAAGCTAAAGGTGGATCATTATATCCATCAAAATCATAACCAAGTCCCACCAGTGCATCGAACAAACAGAATCCGATTATAGCAGAAATATATAATCCGATAAATAATAGCGCAATCATTTTAAATTAAAAACCTTTTGAACATTTTTAGAAAGAGATTGTATTGAAAATGCGTCACCAAATTCCCAAATTTGATTTAGTGTATCATGATATGATTTTTGATCTGAAATAGGGAAATCTGTCCCAAATAATAACTTATCACTCCCAGCTATTTCTAGGAATTGACCAATCATAATTTTAAATTTTCTAAGATCATCAGCTCGAAATTTACCATAAACGAATCCTGAAATGTCTGTATAAACATTAGCATTCTTATAACAAACTTCTGCCGTATCCGTCACCCAAGGGAAGCCAACGTGGGCGATAACGAATTTAACATCATCATAATCGACAGCAGCTTCATCAATATTAAGTGGATGAGAGTATTTTAACTTAGCTTTCTTAACAGAGTTAAGACAGTCTCCGCAATGGAAAATAGCTGGAATCTTTAACTGGCTACATAGTTCTAATGGATTATGATAGATCGCTGAAACAGGAGCGTCTTTTTCATTATCATATAAATCATGGGGATAATAATGTTCGTAGCCAGTGTAGAATTTGATACCAACAACTTCATTATCCATGGCTTGCTTCTCAAAATCCACCCAACGAAAGTTAGGGTGATGATACGCCATTACGCCATACAATCTATCTCTATGAGGTTTAATCTGCTCTAACATCCAGTCGTTAGGACAATCATTTAGTTCGCCTGCAAAGACTAAAGACTTATCAATCTTAGCATTATCCATGGATTTCAGAAGCTGTTTGACCGAACAATTGATATGTTCGTTGCGACCTAAATGCGTATGAGAATCGATTATCATTTTAATTTCTCTTCTAAAATCTGTGTTATCAATTCGGGCGGCTCAACTGCCAAATTTGTTTTGCGCATCACATCGCCAATCAATTTCCCAAGAACCTGAGTCTTACCCTTCTTGTAAGCTTCTACAATCTTGGGTTCAATTCAATCGCCTCATCACAAAAAATAGCAACAATTTCGGAGTCAGTTATCGTTCCCATGAACCCACATTCAAGAATAGCTTTCTTGATAAACGGACATTCAATTTGAACAATCCAACTATAATCATCCATATAGAGACTCTTTATATTTATTCAACACAAAGAGTCTTATTAGTTAAGAGGCTATCTTGCTCAATTCAAGAAAACACTTCTCAAGAATATTATATTCTTGAGGCGTTCTTGTTGAACGAACATGGGGGCAGTTTATAACAGATAAAAGTGCCGCTTTAGCTGCTCTGAGGTTCTTAGTAGCAGCCCCTTTCTGTCCAGCAACAACTTTGCTAGGAGCAGGTGAGGAGGCTTGAGGTACTTGAATTACCGGCATAGGAACCGCCTTTTTTTGTGGTAACGGTGTAACAGTAAAGCCACTTTTCTGAAAAGCCTGAGCCATCGTTGTCGGCGCCTTAACTGCTGCTACTGCCGGTTTCGGTTGGCTTGGCTTTTGTGTCAGATCGTCCCAAAACAAACTTTCGGGCGCAATCTTCCAATCACCGTACTTATCTTGGTAAGCTCGTCCATGAAAAGTAAACCCTTCAATCTTAGAGAGTAAAGAGGAGTGAACGCCTACACGCTCCAAGAAATCGTCGCGATGATCGAGAGTGTATGCGGATCGTATATGGATCTTCGTGCCCTTCAGGGAAGTGTTTTCCCAAGTAACCTCGGACCATTCTCCATCATCTCTCGCTTGTCTAACAACTAGTTTCACAATTTGATCAGTTATAATATTATCTTTCGTAATGTGTTAAAACCAAGATAGTATTGAAACAATTTTTCGATACCATTTGGGTTTACCAGTAACCATGCAATGGGAATTCCAATACACAATCGACTTGGCAAACTGTTCCGCCGTGAAATCACCTTGAGTCCCGCCTGCTAAATGCAGAAAATTACGAGCCATGGTATAAGGATCCATTGGTTCTTCTTCCTTATCTGTTCTCGCTTTAATACAAACAATCTCCCACTCTGCCTCTGTTTCGCGCTCGTTGTTCTCAGCTAATACATCGTGACGATAAAGAACAAAAGAAACGTGCTTAGCAAGCTGCTTCTTAGCTTTAGCTGAAACCCTAATGAAGGGTACTTCGCCTTCTCTGCGAGGTGCAAAGTTAGCAGTAAGCCTACTCTTATTATCTAAAGAAACAATAGCGGAATAGAATTTACGATGGCTCCATCCATAATCCATGTCAACCAGAATTACCCCGTCTCTATATCCTGGTCGAACTAATTGTGACTTACTTAAAGAGCCCTCTACAATATGTTCCAACTCTTTCCAGGTTCCCTCAAAATGAGAATGTCCTGATTCTTTGGTTTGCCTTTTAACAAAAGCACCACAAGCCACTTTCTTTGAAAATTTCATATTACCATTCTTTAGTTAAAAGAGTATTTAATTTCTTCATCGCCCTATCGAATCTTTCGCGGGGAGACTCAAAAACAGAACCAGATTCGTGTTCAAGAAGTACTCGAATGAATTCTTTATTTTGTTCAGCAATTCTTTCTACAGTTTGAAAATCACTCTCACTCATTTCGCGTCCCGCTTTGACAGCTAGGTTGCTAATTTTATCTAGAATATCTAGAGCGTAGATAGCCTCTTTCAAAATATCCTTAGCATTTACTTTTCCCCAATTGTCCGGCATCTAACTCTCCCAAGATAAATCAATTCTGCGTGATGTTTCGTTATCAAATTCCAAATCAGACCAGCCACAACCTTCAAGAAAAGAAGTGTACATAGACCTATAATAATAGGCTTGTTCCATCGAGCGGGAAGCAGCCATCCGTATAATGAAATGGTCAACTTGCATCGCTACTATATCATAAGGAATACGAGGCATTGATACCTACAATTTAATCTTCGTCTTGAGCACCCTGCAAAACGCGCAAAGCATCTTCCAAAGCTTCTGTAATCTCATCTACCGTTTCTCTTTTAACTTGACTTGTTTGTTTAAGAAAATGAATATCAAGACGAAGATGTTCAGCCAAAGGTTCCCAAGCAGGAATGACTTTGGCGGGTGAAGTGAACGTGTTGCCGTATGAATTATCTTTTTGGATAAAATCTAAACTCTCACAGGCTTTTTTTTTCTGTTTCATAAATGTCAGCGTAAAAAGCATCTTCGGAGCGAAACCAACCATGTGCTCCACCTAACCAAGTACCATCCACAAACTGTACTGCCCAACCTGGATGTGATTTTTGTTCATGCCTTTTATCTTTACGATTCATGAGTTGACCAAATTTAACCTATTAACTATTTCCTGCATCTTGGTAGCATCAAAAGCCAAGTTCATTCTAACCATCCCTGGCACCCCAAACAAGTCCCCGTTAATAAAATTAATTTTCGACTTGACAAAGTCGGCTTTATTTCCAACTTTAAACCAGCCAAACATTCCAGGTATTTGCTCGATATCTGAATTAACTTCTAGAATCTCTGTATTAACTTGCTTAATAATTCTTTTGGATTCTTGTAGGGCAGCGTAGGCTTGACCCTCAAAACTTTCCGTCAAAGTAGGATAGCCCTGCATTCTATTCATCAAATCATAAAGAAAGACTTGAGAGACCATCGAGACCCCCACCGTCATGGCTTCCATATATTGTAGAATCAAAGTGTAAAATTCTTTGTTGGGACAAACGACGTAGCCCAGCCTAAGACCAGAAAGACCCAGCATCTTACTTATAGAATAAATCTGAACATCACCAAAAGATTTTAATTGGTAACTAGGATCTATATAAGAGTGAGTATAATAAGCTGCATCATGAATAAGTGGAATATGTCTCTCTTTTTCTAAAGAAAGATTACAAGCAATTTTTAATAGTTCCACATTAAAAATGAATCCATCAGGATTATTAGGAGATAATGCTAAAAAACTATCCCAAAAATTAGTATTATCATTAATACATTTAAGTCCATGCATTTCAGCAAGAGGAGGTATGAGAGCCCAAAAAGGATTCCTCATACCTAATCTTTCTTTTTTCATTTGTTTAAGGGCATAGAAGCAAGCGCCTAATCCCTGTTTAGCCCCATTAGTAATAATCACTGGAGCCTGATGTTTCTGTTCTAACAACTGAACTAATGGTTTATAGCCTTGCGAAGGGGGATACTCAAAGAGATGATCTATCTTGGGCAATTCATAGACAGATAGATCAAATACTTTGAAAAGAGTATCCCTAACCACATGAGGTTCGCCAACGGAAACGTCAATCCAATCCGGTGGTAGTTGTGGTTTCGCAAGCAATATATCACTCATTGTCTTTTTCTTTTTGAATCTTTAGAGCCTCTTCATGAGAATAAAGAATAGTTTTATCATCCTTATAATCATCACCGGGAGCTACATAATATTTATCTGGAATGCCACATAATGTGATCCAACCTCTAGCCCCTAGATAAGTCATCTCAGCTCTCCATAGAAGACGACAAGCTTCTTCTTTAGAATAATTTCTAATATCCAAAGGATGTAGTTCTTTCATTTTACTTTTCTGGTCTAAGAGTTGGAAACAAGATAACATCCTTGATGGATGTAGTATTGGTTAACAACATAACCAATCGATCAATTCCCATTCCAAACCCAATAGCAGGCGGCATTCCATGTTCAAGCGCTTCAACATAGTCAGCATCATATGCCATTGGATCTTTACTATTATTTTCCAGTTGTTCTTGGAAACGTAACGCCTGTTCATCAGGATCATTTAACTCTTGAAATGCATTCGCTAATTCGCGACCCTCAACATACAATTCAAAACGGTCACAAATCTGTGAGTTGTTATCTCTAGAGCGTGCAAGAGGGCTAATCTCCTTAGGAAACTGAGTAATAAAAACAGGACATGAATGCTTGCCGTCAGCCGTACGATAGTCCTCGGTAAGAAAAGGCTCAGCTACATATTCAAAAAGGACTGCAAACTTTTCTCCAGTAGATTGACATTCCACCAGAGAATTAAACATTCCTTTGACATCAATCTTTTGAAGACGAGTATTATTTGGATCAGAAAAGTTTACACTCTCAAGATCGCCAGAGTTATTAAGAGCAAAGAACAGTGCTAGAGATGCCTTGTCACAAGCATTCACTACTGCTCTTGACATTGGCATCTCGACGAACTGAGAGAAAGTAAACGGTCTTTCATCATACCACTTATGATAAAAAGGACGAACCACTTCTGGTAATTCAATCTGACAATATGGATTGATGTGAATTAAAAGCTCCTTGGTATAAGCAATTAGCTCCTTGAAATTACCATAAGCCTGATAGCTTTCCATCATAGTAAACTCAGGGTTATGTCGAGTATCAATACCCTCGTTACGATAGTTGCGACCAATCTCATATACCCTATCGAGACCACCAACTAATAATCTCTTGAGATAAAGCTCGGGAGCAATCCTCAATGCAAGAGGAATGTCCAAAGCATTGTGGTGTGTCATAAAAGGCTTGGCATTAGCGCCGCTCGCCACACTGTTGAGGGTTGAAGTCTCAACTTCCAAGAAGTTCTTCTCTTCCATAAACTGTCGAATAGCTCGGATGATATAAGTACGAACCGTAAAACGGGCACGACTCTCTTCCGAAGACATCAGATCTAAATACCTCTTACGGTACTTGAGTTCTTCGTCAGCAATGCCCGCAAACTTCTCAGGAGGAGGGCGATGTGCCTTGGTCAAAAGCCTGAGACCATAAAGTAAAAGAGATCTCTCACCCGACTTAGATAGACAAGGAACTCCCCCTGCTTCCACAATATCTCCCAAATCAAATAACTTAAGACCATCGTACTCAGCGAAGGCAGCCTTACTAACAATCAATTGAACCGAACCAGTTGAGTCAGTAACCTTGATAAAAGTAATAGCGCCCGACTTGCGGAAAGCAGTAATACGACCATGAATAGAATACTTCGGAACTTCACCTAGCTCTGCGGGCACAATGGTAGTCTTAAGCTTACCAGCATCTTGCTTACTTTGCATATAAGTCAGCAAGTAAACAATACTGGTATGATTAATAAAAGGTAAAGAACTGGGATCAACCGCTAGGGGATAGGTTCCGCCATTAGCTTCTTGGTGCTTATCCTTACGAATCTGGATGAGAGTATCTTCGGATGACATAGTGTCCTGTGAATATTTCGATATTTGTTTATGGTTTTAGGTTACAATATTAAACAAAGAATCCAGCAGCTTGAAGCTTTAGGGGCTAAGAAACTTTCCTTACCCTATAAAGAAATTCCAGGTGTTATTTCTGCCAGAGCTTTAGAAGAACATCTCAAGCTTTTTGAGGGCTATAAAGATTTATTAAAACGAATTGATGCCCGTTTCGAAACCATGAGTAAAGATGATGTCCCTAAAAAGACTGCCTGGGATCATTCTTTCCGTGCCATTAAACAAGCCGAAACTTATGCTCTAGGCGGAATCTTATTGCACGATTTATTCTTCAATAACTTAACCACCGAGACCTCAGATTGCAAGGGCTTGGAAATTGAAAAGTTTATTAAAGGGCAAGGCTTCGCTTCTCTATCAGAGTGGAAACACTGTATGCGCGGTAGCTTAATGGAAGCTAGGGGTTGGGTAATCTTTTCTATAGATGACCAAGGCGACTATCGTATTTTATTATTAGATGCTCACGATGAAGGAGCAATGTTTGGTCAGACTCCATTGATAGTCATAGATGTTTATGAACACGCCTACTGGATGGATCATGGAGTTGATCGTGCTACTTATGTGGATGGTATTTTTAAACACCTCAACTGGGAAGAGATCAACCAAAGATATTTGGACGCACGTGCGCGTCTCAGTGAATCCGTTTAACTTTACGAACTACTTTAACAATACGACACTTGGTTGGATCGAAAGTAGATGGCGCTGTATCAGAAGGGGGTTCAAGAAGAGAATCATAACCAGAATAGTTACGGATAGCAACTTCGCGCTCTCTAATGTCATCAGCCATTTCTTTGTCACCAAATCTAACTGCTAGCTTTCTATTTTCAGTCAGCATATTTTCAACCTTAGAAAAAGGATTGAAAGATTTCCTGCTCATGTATGGTGCGTAATACTTGTCCTCATATTTAAGAACGTAATAAAGAGTTTCTTTCATAATCTTACCTAATTGTTAATATTAAATTATACTTGGTGGGCATGGAGGGAGTCGAACCCTCATGACCCATATAACCTTATCGATCAAATATGAAGCATGCATGCTTCGTAATAACGTCCAGCGAAGATTCCATGAATATGTTTTCAAGTAAACATAAAATGTCGCTTGGCGATGAAGAAAGGGTTTGAATTAACAACTCCTATATAATACTGGGTAGACTATACCACCATACTTATAAACCAAATTAGTAGTGGGTAATCATATTCGATTGATACATAGTTATGTATGCCAAGTGTAGCTTACAAAGTAAACGATAAAAAATTTTCCGAAGCTGTAAAATCATCCACATCCATCAGACAAGTACTAATGAAACTAGGGCTAAACGAAACCGGAAGTGCTTACAGAGTTTTTAAAAAGAGAATAAAAATATTAAAACTCGATATTTCACATTTTACGGGACAAGGACATTTACGTGGCAAATCTCATAACTGGGCAATTAAACAGCCAATTGAAGAAATACTGATTGAGAACAGTACTTACGCCAATATTGCCAGTCTGAAGAATAGGCTCGTCAATGAGCATATTGTTCAATATAAATGTTCTGAATGTGCAATAACTAATGAATGGAATAATAAACCGATAGCATTACAACTCGATCATATTAACGGTATCTATGATGATCATAGAATTGAGAATCTTAGGTTTTTATGTCCCAATTGTCATTCACAAACTTCTACTTTTGCTTTTGCTGGTAAAAATATTGGGAAGAATAAATAAATTGGTGCCAACGGTGGGACTTGAACCCACACCCCATTTCTGGGACTTGGTTTTGAATCAAGCGCGGCTGCCATTACGCCACGTTGGCAAGTTAGAATAAGATATCTTTTTTATAATAGCCGTAGCAAAAAGGAGGGGAAATGCCGTAGCTGAAAGATATCTTATTCTAAGATCTATATATCATTATCCCCATTTGTTCTAAAGATTTACATTAGCGAATGCACTATCCAGCCAATGCCCCAGGTAATCAAAAAGCCACCAATATGGGTTCCGAGGTTTCTGCCCAAAGATTCTACATTCAAAGTTTCTTTTCCCTCATCATATTCTCTTTTAGAATAAATCTGCCAAGGTTTTACGGCAACAACAAACAAAGAGATTCCGATACAGGCAACTAAATGCAGTTGCGGTAGCGCTGGAAATGAGGATAATACAAACCAAGCCCAAAAAGTCTTGATGAGGAAAGCTCTCATCAGAGTGACAGAAACATACATAATCCAGTAAAAAATGAACGTCATGATCTTTGATCCTCAACTATAAGGTAGGAGCGTTTTACGATGGGTAGAATTTTATAACTTAATTTTTAGGGCTGCCGAATGTTTAGCAGTTAAAAGAAGATGTGTTCCAGCCACAATCATCCATAGCGCGAATCAGCGGTCCAGTGAGATCATATACTTCTACCAAAGCATGTCCATGACTTTGGGTAATCTCACCAGCTTCACGAAGCAACTGAGCGGCGGCAGCCACTTTCTCTTTAGCTTGATCTGACCAAACATTGAACTCAGCCTCTAACTTGGTTAGCTTCTCTTCAGCTTCAACTTCGGAACAAAGACTGATAGAATCCACTTCTTCTATCTTGCCCTTCTTATAATAGTTGGTAGTCCATTGAACAAGAATCTTTCCCTCTTTGGGAGACTGAGCTACGACAATTCCTCTAGTGGAATTTTCTTCATCAAGATTATATTTCTCTAACGACTGGTCAAGTAAAACAACTTTATCATTAATTTCAAATGTTTTCATCTTAACTTTCCTTCATTCTTCAATTGTCTATATGTTTTATGTGGAACCCAGGAACCATCCCTCAAACGATATCCCCAATCCCTATCACGTCCCGACGTAAATACTAATGCCCAAACCTCGCCACTAATTAGTGTCAGCTTGTGAACATCCTCCGCTTTATGAACTATTACATCGCCGGAATAATAGGTCTTAAACTGAGAACCCACGAAGTCAGGAGCATAGCTAGTTTGTTCTTGATAGGCTCCCTCTAGAATAACACTAGAGAAGTCCCAAGGATGGTCATGCATATCAGCATCTAAATCTGATCCCATAATCTGATGGATATAAACAGCTCGCCAGGGAGTCTGCAACAAACGGAAACGTCGAAAACGAACCTGACCATTCTTGGCAACAATCTCCTTGACCAAGAAAAGCTTGCGAATAATTTTTGTGAATAAACTCATACGTCTTCCTCTGGGAAACTGAGAGCTTGTTGTAGCTTTCGATCTAGATCGTGTTTCTCACATAGAGTTACAACCCAACCACCGCTACGACGAGAACCTTTCTCACCACATCTCTCGCAGATATGAAAGCTCATATTCTCTGCCAGCGCGATTGCACCACTGATGTAGGGAGTCTCTTGATTCATATAGAATCGGAGACCACCGAATTTTTCCTTCACTTGGGAACAATATACTTCTCCACGAATCTCTTCAGGAAGATTCATGATCTTATGCTCTAGAATAAAACAGAGACCATGAACTAGTTTGTCCCAACCATCTGGCAGAGAGAATCCACTACGGGGATGCTCCCTAAAAAGAGTAGGATATTTACTTTGAAATAGATTAAATTTATCTTTATAGTCACTCATAGTTCGTCTCTAAACTTTAGAATTACTTCATTGCTGATTTTATAACAGAGAACGGCTAATTGATCGTAATATTCAAGAGTTAAATCTACCACCTTTTCAATCTCTTTCCTAGTAGCCATAACTCTAACTGGAATCATTCTCTCTCTAAAAAGCTCACCAGTTGCAGGATGAATCCATTGACCGCGAGCTGGAGCCATTACCGTTAAACCACCAGTAATGACCCTAACTTTGGCGTCCCAAACACGATGATACCTGGTAGTATAATATCTACCAGGTCTCAATCTACGTTCAGTTGGTACTAGGATTTCCCATATTCTTTTGGTGGTCATGATTCTTTTCAGCTTGCTGAATTAAACGAAGACGTAATTCGAAATGCTTCTTTTGCTTCTCGTACTTCTTAAGTCGTTTGTTGATTCGGTTAAGTCTATCTTGAATATGTTTCTTCTTTTTTTTCCAATCATCAATTACTTCTTCAGGCACTTTGCTCATGGCGGAAATGGTTTCGCTTTTAACGGTAGATCTATTGTAATATAAATTGGTTTTATCTCAAGAGATTTAAGATCAGCTTGATACGTTAGGACAGGTACGATCCAATCATTTTCATCTATGTCTAATAATAATGCATCAGCCTCTTTCTTGGAAAGAAATTTAGCTTCAGCTAAATCTTTAGTAAAAAAGTGCTGCTGCAACTACTCCTTTAGAAGACCACCATAATGGTATCCAGCTCTATAGAATAATTTCTTTTTAATGTCAACTAAAATATAATGTTTATTTATCTTTTTCATGCTCACAACATTCATCATGAACTTCTACGTGTTCGACATGCTCGTCTTGGCAAGTTTTCTCATGACATTTGTGATGAAATTTGGAGTGCCACCACACATGGAGGCGACGAAAGAACATTCCAATGAAAGGAATCATCGCCATAACGGCTAGAGTCTCATCCATACACCAATGAAAAGGCATAATCTATCTCCTCAATATAGCATCGCTTCTTTAACTGCATCGTCAATCAAATCATCTTCCCAACAACAAACGGTTTTGATACACTTCCTGAATCTCTTTTCATTCTCGCAGGCATCGCCCCATTTGGCTTCATAAACGAACTCTCCACCTTCAGCATAAAGACCATCTCTAATATGATCCATGCCTACTCGGAGCATCCAAGCTTTAGCTTTGTAGATATCCCATTTTATTTAATCCGCCACAATCCAACGAGTTTTTCCAGACTTCATCTTGATCTTTTTAAAGGTACCGATAAGGAATCCATCATGTTTAATACCGCTGAAATGAACTCTCAACTCCGCATAATTGCTAGCGTCGAATGATTGATACACCAACCAATCATTAATACTGTCACACGATACATCACTTTTATAATCCTGGATTTCAAAATCAACCGTGTCATGCACACTGAGCTTACCACCACGTTTGAGTTCGCCTATCTTAAGAACAAGTCTAGTATTAATCATCGCCGCGACCATAGCCTATGTGATGTAATGGATTGTCATCTAGATCACCCAACGATTGTAAATCCATTTTGTTTAGCGCCTCGGCTTCTTTTTCAGCAATAGCCTCTTGAATAGCTTCTTTGCGCATCTTTCTCGTTTCTTCTTCTCTAAACTGTTCATTAAAAAAGTCACTAGCCTGCAAAGTATCACGAGGTTCAATTGCTTTTAAAGCACGATCAATTTCCGCCAGCTCTTGCATCAGAAGAAGTTTGCGTTGAATAAGCATCTCGACTGTTTTTGATTGAGACATATGATATATTCCTTTGTCTCTCCGACAGGACTCGAACCTGTATAAAGCAGCTTAGAAGGCTGCCGCCCTTCCATTAGACCACGGAGAGTCGCGAGACAACCTAATCTCTATAAATTGGTTGTCAAGCCCTACAGGGCGCCTGCCAGCCAAATAATTGATAAGCTGGTTATATTTAATGTGATGAGTAAAAAAGACTATACAAATTTAAAAGTAAATAGATTAACTTTTATTAAGGCAACTAACAAAAAGAGTGGTGGTAAAATTGTTTGGGAATTACTTTGTGAATGCGGAAATATCACATATGCTATTGTATATAAAGTAACATCTGGACGAACTAAAAGTTGCGGATGTTATGCTTTACAAGTAGCCTCAAAAATTGCCACTAAGCGCGGATTAGCCAATAGAAAATACCCTCCTATTATAAGCAGTGCCCGACGAGTATGGGAGTACTATAAAGATGGATGTGATTTTGAAACATTCTTTAAACTATCTCAATTGTCCTGTGATTATTGCGGTAGAAAACCATATAGAATATTTAATATTGGATCGAAACAACGTAAAAGTGAGTGTACGAGTGACTTCCAAAAAACAGAAGGAAATTTTATATACAACGGTTTAGATCGTATTGATAGTTCAAAAACTCATACACCAGATAATGTGGTTCCATGTTGTTGGGATTGTAATGATATGAAAAAAGATCGTACACGTGATGAATTTATATCACATATAAAACGTATACATACTCACCTTACCCCTTGACAGTACAAAGGGGCATGAGTTTAGCCACTACTCTAGCAATCCCTGCCTCTTCAATAGAGTTGATTACTGGAGTAATCGGCTTGTAAGCATAAGGCGCCTCTTCTTTAATTCGAGCCTTATACTTTTTGAGAATGTCTTTCCTTAATTGCATCTGAGGTGACTTAGGATCTATCGCCGTCACCAATCGAAGTGTCTCTGTTTCTTTATCGAATATATCATCCGAGACATGAGATGCTTCACCACGAGGCATCATCCTTCCAGCACCATGACAAGCACTAGAAAGTGCTTCCTCATTACCAGTTCCAGTCAATAGATAACTAGCACTTCCCATCGAGCCAGGAATGATCACAGGTCGACCCATCCAGTCAGATTCAGTCAATGGTCCCTCAGCAGGAGTTGCCCCTTTTCGATGAAGGAAAGAACCCTCCCGTTTGAAAACAAGATTGTGGGGAGCGTCATAGATTAATCGAAAATCAATCTCAATTCCTAACACCTCCTGAATAGCTCGTACCGCCATTAATCCTAAAAACAAACGGTTAGCAAAGGCGAAGTTGGCTGCATTATACATGCTATCCAAGTAGAATTCGCCTTCCTTCTGATACTCGCCGGACATAGGAAGAACATAGAAATCATTCTTCGGATGCTTAATGCCATGAGGAAATAACTCTCGGGCACGATCCATGAAGTGACCGCCCACAACGTGACCTAAAGCCACTGAACCAGAATGAATCATGATGGCAAGATTGCCTTTGGTCAGGTTCATCTGACGAGCAGATTCACCACAAACAATCTCATCAATCTTTTGCAGTTCCACAAAATGATTACCACCACCTACACAACCAATCTGCGGGTCACGACCATCCACTTCACCAGAAGATTGAATGAACTTCTCAAATCCAAACAATCGTTTGGTTTCAAAACCACCATGATTGTTGATTCTATTCAAATCATCGGCTTGAGTTCTGGCATCATAATACTTGTAGATGCCAGTACCTTGATTGTCTTTGGAGTGACGTAGAAGACCGGGCAATCCATCGCGCAAGACAGCTTCTCTTTGTTGAGGAGACATAGGAATATCTCTTTGACCCTGAAAGAAAAGGGCGCGAAGCTTCTTTTGAATAGCATCCCAATGATCATCCAGTTTGCTAACAGGCAAATCAGTGGCAAGCAATCGCATTCCACAACAGATATCATTTCCAATAGCCTTAGGAACAACGAACCCGTAAGCCTCCGCCACCGTTCCAACAGGTACGCCAGAACCTTTGTGGAAGTCGGGAGTCAGAACCACTCGGTTGATTCTAGCATCCTTATCTAGGAAAGTGGATTGGCTAGCATGAATATCACGAACGGCTCGTTCAACATCAAGGAATCCAAACAGTTCTTCAAATGCATCGTTCTCAACGAAGACATCTTTGTTGGCAAAGAGCTTGACATCGAGATTGAGATCATTAGTAATCTCGCAGCAGGCATCAGAGGTTCTTTTGACTTTATAGTTCATGACTTAGTTCTCATTATCCATTTGAAATGACAGCCACTCGGCTTATCCTTATTGTCGGTTCCTTTACATTCTGTATGAAAATGACCATCATGATAATCGTCACATTCACAATACTTAATTTGACCAAACTTCCAAGCCATACCGCATTTGGGACAGTACGTACAATCAAAGTTTTGAAACCCATATGATCCATCTTCTATGGGAGTAACAGTCTTATCTATTTTCAATTTTCTAATTAGACTGTTAGCACAATGGTATGCTGTACCGCCGCCAATAAGGAAAAACTATGTCAACTATGACGCTCATTTGTTTTCTAGCTCGTTAATCTTGTCATAAGCAAGGAGTAATTCTTGCACCAAAGCATTTTTGCTTAGAACGAAACATTCTTTCTTTGAACCTGACCATTTACATCCACAATTATATTCATCATGACAATGATAAGTGCTATTGTTTCCACGGTAAACGGAACCAAAATGACTACTACCACACTTAGGGCAATCAAAATCATAGTGATGAGTTTCAGTATCAATGGATTCAATATAAGATGACTGCCCATTAATCATTGCTTCTAGCACTTTTCGATCAATCATTTGGCTAGTTCCAATCCCCAAGGAGTCTCCACGTATTTTCGTTCCATATCCTTTTGGGACTTAGTGCGCTTGAACTTAAACTTATGCCCGCAGCTTGTCAATTTTTCGCCTTTGGGTGTAGAACCAATAACACACATCATCTGTTTACAGATAGGACAGGGCTTACTTGATATCTTGTTCATGTTTTCTTTTCTCTAACAAATTCGAGACTGACATACCCAGTTCTTTTTCAGTCGGTTGTCGACCTTCCCAAAGGTCCCTGGCAAATTCCAGAGCTTTGATTACTTTCTCATAACCATCTGGACCATCATTGACTGTTTAAATTACTTGACCATCGTACAGATGTTCTGATACTCTCTGCAAACAACAGACAGCCATACCTTGTAGATGGTCATTAAAATGCTGAACGGCTCCAAGAGCACAAAAAGAGTAGCCATCTACAATTGATGACTTATTTCCATTCTTATCGTACTGGTAATACCCTTGAGCAAATCTACTACGATCTTGATAAAGATCAATAATCTGAGCGTAAACCTGAGCTACTGGAATTATGTTCATTATTCTTTCCTATTCAATTTATTCGATTGTCGGAGAAGATAATCATCCTGGGATGCATGGTCAAGTCTCCGACAATTTATACGGTTGGCAATCTTTACTAATTGCCAACCATCTCTCGACAAACCAATGGGGATCTATAGGGGAAGTAGAATATCTTATCTGCCGAAGATGGCAGCGAAGCCAACTCCTGGCATTCCTTTCAAGAAGAAATACAACTGACCTAGAAGGAAGATAGTTGCAGACCAACCAGCAGTAGTTAAAAACATCTGTCCAGGAGTCAATCGTTTAGGAGGATTCCAGTCAGTTATCTCTCTCCAGATAGATGCACCACCAAACAGAATAACCATAATAGCGATTAGATAGTTGAAGAACCAAAGAACCACTGCCGCTACAACTGTAGAGATGATATGCATTACCATACCAAACGTTCTATTAGTGGAATAGGTTAGTGTATCTAACAATTGACCACCATCCAAAAAGGATAGGGGTAATAGGTTAAATAGATTAAGGAAGCACATCCAGTAGGCAGCCGAAGCAAGATAAGGGTATCCGGTCAAGTAGTAGGCTCCTGCGGTTACACCAGCAAGAAGACCACCACCTACTGGTCCTAAGAGTACCACGAAGGCTTGTTGCCCATAGGTTTTATATCTATCTGAAACTAAGGCAACTCCACCCATGAAAGGGATAAAGAAGAACCCGCTAGTTCTCAGATGCATTCTTTTCGCTGCCCACAAATGACTATATTCGTGGAAGCCTACGCCTACTAAAAGAAGTAAAGCGGCTTTCCAATTGAGAATTGAAGTATAAATTAGAAATGTAAAGATAGCTGATAAAATTTGTTTCTGTCTGAATGATAAATTTGGCATTAAATTCCTGTTATTTCTTGGCACTGAAAAAATAAAAGCTGGCGAAGGCACACAATATGCCACCCATTTTTCTCCATGAGAGATTCTCTCCCATAAACAAAAAAGATAGTAGGATGGTAACGCCAGGATATAACCCCGTGACGAACGTTGTTGAGCCAGCATCATTCTTCTGCAATGCATAGAAATAAGCGATAGAACCAATTCCCATCATTATTCCACACAAAATAGAATAAACTACACCAGTCGTATTAATTGTATAGTTAACTTTAAAAATAAGAAACAAGAAGGGAGTCATTAACATATGTAATAGGCTACCAATAGCAATGACCATGATAGGATGCATTGCACTGTTAGCTGTTTTACAAAAGAAAGATCCAATTCCCCATCCAAGGATACAAATTGCGACCAGTAAAGTGCTAGACATGAGATACTTTCAAGGATGAAAACTAAATCCCATCCGCATTAGAAAACTAACGACTGCCCAAACAGTCATCAAAAAGAATCACATCTTCAAAAAGATGTTTAAGAAACCCTCTTTAGACCAAATGATTGTCATAAACACGAATGACAAAAAGGCGGCAAAACAAAATCCTGTGATTACCATGATCTGTACCCCTTCTTATCTCTGCTTCTCCTTCTTAGATAGTCTATCAGAATTACTAATCCGACAAAGCCAAGAACAACACCAACTATCGAGAGATAGAAAGCAAAACTAATCCATAACGGACTGAGCACCCACAACCATGACCAATCAATATAGTGAGTTAACTTGAGTCCGATGAAGAGAACAGTAAGCAATCCCCCAAAACCGATACCAACCGCCGAAGCGTTATTTGAATCAGACATTATTTATTCCTTAGAATTTTAATATTGGGAATCTTTTTAATTTTCGCAAGTCCGTTCTTATGAGAACCGTTAGAGCTACAAGCATCTGCGATTACTTCAATCTTAGCTTGAGGAAGTTTCTCTCGTAAACCTTGCACCGTCTCGAACACACAATAGTCGGTATTAACTCCAACCACTTTGAGATGACTCTTATTGAAACGACGCTTATGAAGCTGATCAAATACATTAGCCGAACCATCATTGCGGCTCTTGGTAACGCGACTGGCTCGCTTATTCTTTCTGGTCAAATAAGTTAGTTCTGGTTTAGTAGAACCATAACCATCGAACTCTACATAGAGAATCCCAGCCCCATTTTTCATGGCTTGTCGAAGCTCTCGTTGAACACTTCTCTGTACCGAAAGCTTGTTCGAAGCACTAAAAAACGACTGCATATCCACTACGACTAGTGTATACATTATTGTAATCCTTGTTATTTAATTGAAGAATAAACCGGCTAAAAATAGAGGAACTATTAACATTCCGTAAGCACAACCAATTAAACACCACCAAAGAATCTTCTCTGGTAATGGATCTTCCATCTTATGCTACCGTTGGTGGATTAACGATATCAAGAATATCTTTAGGAGATCCGCGCATTAACCGACCAGCTCTGGTTCTAGCATTGGGAGACGCATCTAGGTGCTCAACTAACTTATCGAAACGACCGTTATCCAGGTGAAGACCATGTTGACGATCAATCTCTGCGGCAAGAGCGTAGCTAGTTGGTTCCATATCATCCTCTTCGTAGAAATCATCTTCTAGATAATCGTTATCTTTTTTATCGGACTTCATCTTGCCCGCTTTGCGCGCCATTGCTGGAACGGCAAAGGGATTCCTAAAAGGTTCTGTGGTTTTCTTTTTCATGACAGATCATCTTGGTACAGGTAGAGGGACTCGAACCCCCACTCTATTTCTAGAAATTGCTCTTAAGGCAATCGCGGCTGCCGATTTCGCCATACCTGCATGTATTTAGTACTGGTTGGGGATGTTGGATTCGAACCAACGATGCTGTTAAGCGGGAGATTCAAAGTCTCCTGGGTTAAACCGGGCTGCCCCAATCCCCAATACAATGCTGTATATTATATCTTGTCTTGCCTATGTTTATTCTTTCCTGCAAAATTTTCAGTTTGTGAATGACAATGTGGACAAAGTACTCTAAGATTTTTTAGTCTGTTGTCGTCGCTTATTCCGTTGATATGGTCCAATTGTAAAGACAAGGGTTTATTATTCCACACCGGAAGTTGACCACAAATGGTACATTCATTTTTAAGAATACCTTCTTTTAGAAGCCTTATCTTTAGATGGTTTCTATTGAAAGTTGAGTGTTCAACAAGAACATCCTCCAATGGAATCTTTTTGGCATTAGGAAACTTTCTATTCTTATTTGAAGAAACTCCTAATTTAATGTTGGAATAATTAATTGAATCTTCATCTAATCTTTTTTTGAGGGTACGATAATTATGACCTTTATTCTGTAAAGAAAAATGTAATAATATTTCACTGATAGAGTTAGATTCTAATACAATCTTGGACAATTGTTCTTTATCAATTTTCCAAATTAAACTAGTTCGTTTTTTCATAAAGAGAGGTTTCCGGGTAGCGGATACTGCGTCCTCTCTTTATATATCAACCTATTACTAGGTTTACTGTCTAGATCGCAGTAGCAGATGCCTCATTAAACAGGCAGTACAGCGCGCTTGATGTCCATTTTCCTTATCTTTTTTATTCACCATCACCGAGATGTTGCAATCAGGTTCACAACATACATCCATGGTAAGATTGGGATCAACCTTTTCCATACGAATGGTGGGCTTAGCTTCGTTTCTTCCGGTACTCATTTAATTTTAGACTCCATATTGTTCTAAGAATACGGGCTTCTTAGGTACCCTAATGTACTTATTATCCGAGGCTTTAAGATGTAATTTGCAAGCCCACGTTTCGGCTTGATCATACTGAACATCAGTCCAAGTAGACACTACCTCTTCAGTGACAACAACTGAAACCAAAGAAAGAATATCTACGAGGACTGAATTATCTCTCATGGTTTATTACTTCGCCAGCTCTTGAAGCTTATCAAAGCTCTCGCCCGACAAAGCCTGCTCAACAGCCTTCTCCAGCTTAGCCAGAGCTTCCTCAGCCTTGCTCTTCTTATCCCAAGCATCCTTACTGAAGGTCTCATTCTTGGTGCCATCACCAGAAATGCTGACCTGATCAGGACGCATCTTTTTCAGCTCGTTACGAGCATCTGTCAGCTTAGTCAAGCCCTTATCCAAAAGGTCAACTCGACTAGCCAGCTTGCGTTCTACTAGCGTTTGAGTAAGTCGAGCACGAGCCGTATCGGTTGAGTTCTTGAGGGTCTCAGCCACGCTAGCCAACAGGTCAGTGGCAACGCTCTGCTTAGAACCGTTATTCGTTGAATCGTTTTGCGACATAATAATTTCTCCTGGCTTCCTTGATTTTAGTGTTTAGTGAATGTAGTTTACCGTAATAATCGTCATTAGACATAGTTAAGTTGCAGTCCCAAAATCTTTTACGAAAATGATGTCTTGTCATTTTAAGCGCGACATAATATCGTAGTCGATCTCCGACTGAAGAAAGTTCTATTCGATCCAATTTATCCAGCAAAAGAAAAAGAACGTCGAGGCTTCTTTCATTTGCCTGACGCTCTACTTCTGCTTCTAAAGATTCTAGGTTGGAATTATTACCAGACCATTCGACATCCATAGCAAATAAAATCCTTTCCTATAGGCGTTTCCGCATAAGGATATAATTCGTTACATTTAGTGCAAGTACAACCATTAGAAGAAGAATCTTTTTTCATTTCTACTGGTGTCGCGGGATCAGGACACCATCCGTTAAATGAAGTGGATATCCAAGTGATAGGTTGGTTAAGTTGAATTACATAGCCTGTACTAGAACCACCACCTCCGCCACCTGAACCAGTTGGTCCTGTGGAACCATTAGCACCTGTTCCATTGATAGGAACATAATTACTTCCAGTTACCCCAGAAACAGAAGTTATAACTGAGTAACCATCAATTCCTACTATGCCGTTAGAAGGAATAGGGTCAGTATTAGCGCTGGCAACTGTTTGTCTTGCTGTTTGCTTGGCACTAATTTCTGCTAATTCGTCATATAGTTTGGCGATTTCTGTTACAGATGTTTCATAAAAATCTACGGTGGTACAAGGCATAACAACTCCTATAGGTGGACACGTTTATATCCACCTATATGTCAGGTCTTGAATTTATTTTAATTCAATCTTCGTCATCCTCTTCATCTTCAAGGGGCTCGAAATCGGGATCAACATCTAGATCCTCCTCATCATCGCCACCTTCAAAGTCAACCAATTCGCCATCAGCATCTTCATCTTCCATCAGGTTAGTGTAGATAACTACTTGACCATGATCATCAGTAACAATTTGAAAACCTACTGGTAGAATTTGTTCCAGCGCTTCTTCTAACTCTTCAAGATTCATTTAACTATCTCCTTCCTTTGGGTGAATAAATTATTGTTCATCACACAATTAGGGCTACGCCAGGTTGTGAACCTGCTTGTCTCTTATGAGACAAGATGCACATATACGCAGCCTTTTAGATTGCCTAGAATTAGGCAGTCTTGCTGGGACGAGCCGGAATCGACTGACCCGGAGTTGCAAGGCGGAGAACACCACCACCCTTGCCCTTGCCGATATCCAAACGACCACGGCACGCCTTGGTCTCAGGATCACGATCCGCCTGACCAACGATATACGCATGAATGCGCTTCGTCAGTGCGCCATGCTGCGCAGGAGCAACACCCAGGCTCGAAACCGCAGCCGACACCAATGCAGGCATCGGAAGACGATCACTGGGGAACTGATCAAAAACAGCCTCAACAGCCGTCTCAATCGTCTCCACCGGGGTCTCATTCTCCACCTTCCAATCGGCAAGAGCAGCTCGGTAAGCCGCAGCCGAAAGATCCAAATCCGCCGAACCATCACTACCCAAACGTGTAAACTTATCCATTGTGAAATTCTCCTTTGGTTTTAACCAAAATTTAAAACGTAACATTAACGTGACAATACCCAATCTAGATTATTCTGGCTTGGATACTTTTGATCTAGATTATTCTAGATGCAAACTTTTACTGACCATCAACCGCATCATCGGGAGGCGGCGCAGGAATGGTAGTTGGCTCCGCAACAGGAGCAACTTTGAAGATGCCACCATGAGCACCTTTCCGAACATCGACATTCGGATAACCATCGAAAAGAAACTTGAGAGTCGGATACAACTGGGGACCTGTCATTCCGTATTCCTTGGCAATATCACCTGCCAACTTGGTCGCCGGAATCTTCTCCCCAGGCTTAATAGCCTCGATCCGCTCAGAAGCCTTCTCAAAGATGATACGAATTTTGGCAAGACTATTTTCAATATGAGCTGAATTCATTGATATGTAATTCCTTTTTAGAAAGGTTGAAGAAATGAGACTGTATTGGCTACGGGCGCCTCATCTATAGGCGCCCTCCGTTTTACGATGGGTAGTGTAATCACCCGTTCACGATTCAATTACCAGCTACGGTAACGAAGCCAAAGCTTGGCGCCCTTAACTGCACGCGAAGGAGCAGTTTTAGACTTGGCAAGACTATACATAACTGCTTCCGAAATGTCATACATGGAAGCAAACTCTGGCAGAAGAACCGTAATCGGCTTTTCCACCAAACGAGACAGCGCCACCAAACGACCTTCTCTACGGTCAAACTTATCTAGTGGATTGAGAACAGACAACTGATACTCAGCCGTGTTCTTCTGACGGTTAACGGTAATTGCCAACGTGCCCACAGGACGATAGTTGGCGTCACGAAGATACATAATTCTAGTCATTGTAATAACCTAATCTTTCTTTTTGTTTAAATGTTAATTAGCAAACTGCGGAATGTTCCCATCCTTCATAACCATATTCGTTGTAAGTTCCGGTAACACTTTCAACAAACTCTTTGTCTAACTCTTCAGGCACTGAACCTGGAGTATAACTTTGACTAAGGAAAGAAATGCTTGCCGAAAAAGGAACGCCATAATCTTCTGAAAGAGCAACGGCTTCCGATAAATACTTCTTTGCTTTTGCCAGCTTAGCATTAATCTTTTCAGTAGCTTCGGCAACCGTACTCCTAAACTCTCGTTCTAACTCAGAGTCTCGTGGATCCAAAGTGTCAGTGGAAACAGTTTCGACAGAACCGTCGTCCCATTTAACTTCAGCATGAGCTGTCATCTCAGCTTGCTCTTCCTTGGAGAGACCCCAATAACTATTGGTTCGAGCAACTCTAGCGGGGAAGAATTGGAGAACAACTCCATCCTATAGGTTTCCATCTTCGTCATGAGTCTGAACGAGATCGTTAACTTTACAGTCTTCCATGTTAATTTATTCTTTCAATAGGGTTAATAGTTTGTTGATGATTACTTCTGTTTGTGCTATTGAGCTTTCGATAGTGCCGGAGGTGTCGATAACATAATCTGCTAGAGCAACCTTTTGTTCCAGCGCCATCTGAACCTCAATTCTAGCCACCGCCTCGTCCCGCGTCAAGCTATTGCGCGACATTAGGCGCGCAAGCTGCGTATCTCGCGGACATGACACAACAATCAGGGGACGATACTTCTCTACATCGCCCATTTCACAGATCAAAGCAGCATCATATCCTACCATACCATGTCCGTCCTGATGATACTTCTGGAATTGAAGGGCTACTTCCTGCTGAATCAAAGGTAACATAATGCTATTAACTTCATTCAAACGATCTTGATTACCAAAAACTAACTTAGCCAGTTTAGGACGATCCAACATCCCATCCTGGTTAAGATATTCTTTACCGAAATGATTAATCATTTGGTCAAGACCCTTAGATCCGGGCTCAACTACTTGACGAGCCACAATATCAGCATCAATCATAGGGATGTTATAACGGCGGAAGGTTTTAGTGACAGTGCTCTTGCCACACGCAATACCGCCAGTTAATCCAAAGGTAATCATTTTACATTCCCCAATTACTTTTACATACTTCCAAATCTTTAAAACAGGCTGCGTTCCAATCTTCTACTGACCAGGAAGAATTCTTCGTACTAGAATATGCTTCTAAACAATATTGTAAATTCTTCTGACAGATACTAGGAATCCGAGAACCAGTTGTAGCACAAGCGGTGCCAACTAATAATAGAATTAGAAGAGTTTTCATTCTCAATGCCTGCGCCAAATCATAAATACAATTGCTATAATTATAAATATAATTGGCATGATACCATGAGTAATATGGTGATTATCTTTATTGCTATTCATTAAAGTACTCCTAAAAATTAGGTAGTTTATGGTTCACTACCAACCGGGGCAATCGGTTTTGGACACCGATGCCTCCACCAGCTATCAAGCTTAAACACTTAATAGCGATGTCTGTCCTGTTTCCCAGGTTACTCCGTCATGAGTAAGGATCTTCTTACCACATACTGTCCATTTTTAACAGAGAACCAAACTTGGTCACCAGTATTATATTTAATATAAGTATATAAACCATTCACTTCAATGGTATGAACTCCATTTTTATGTTTAGTAATAATGGTTTGATCATAATCCAATGAACCTGGGACAATCTCGGCATCCAAATTATTTGTCATAACGTTAAATCTTTTTAGATACTTGACCAGTAGCACTTAAACACATCGTGCCATTAAGAATTGGAACAACAGTAGGAATACTTCCACTTAAAGTAAAGGTTAGAGTAACTGCTCCTGAACTGAAATATTGATTCAATACTGCTTCACTAGCTTGCACTGGCAAATTAATGTTAGATGATTGTTGCTCTGTCGAAGTCAGAGTGAAATCAATCATTGACACACTTGGCAATGTTTGGGTAGAAATTAATACATCAATCTTATTGACCCAAGACATATCACCAGTAGTATTATCCAAACTTAATTGAGTTAAATTAATAACTGTTTTGTTATCAACATTATTAATATTGTTTAGAGTACTTGAAATGTTTACGTCTTGAGTAAAAGTAAAAGAAGGGACTGGACCAGGCGGATCTCCCAGAGAATTTAAAGATCCGCTGTAACAGATAGAAGGTTCATCAACCGAAACTGTTACGCAACCTGTCATCAAGAGACATGCAGCTAAAGCTAAAAGTTTATTCATGGTCGTATAATCCTTAAAAATAAACGGTAAATCCTAATTTACCAGTGGGGACTGCCGAAACATTTGCTGAAGGATTACCAATTCTCAATGCTGGATTGGCATCTACAACTGATTGAAAATCAAAAGTAGAAGCATGAATCCAACTTGGACCACCTTGAAGAAAAAATCTCCATCTATTACGACGACCAAACTCTAATCCCAAATGAAGATTAACATAATCATAATCGAAACTTGGCAAAGAATTTGCACCCGGTACCTTCCCTTCGAAAGCATGACCGCCTTCTAAAGTCAAGGTTGGAGCAATGGGAAAGTTAATTGGGTCTAAAGTGAAGCCACCACGAATGCCCGGAGCCATTACATTATGAGTTCCAGCTACTGTTAATCGTAACCAATTAACAGGGCGAACAACCACACCTAATGCTACTCCATCGGGAGCACCCACATCTGCTTGAACTCCAATCCATTTGTGTCTAGTTTCGTCGGCAGATGAAGATCGGTTTACTAAAATAACTAATAAAAACAGGGCGATATATAATATTTTGCGCATACCTTCACATATAACCGTTAACTGCAAAGGCTATAATGTTTTACATTTACTTAATTTTTAATAAAGAAAACGGCAAAATATATGTTGGTAAAACTAACAATCCAAAATATAGATTACGTACTCATTTAAAAATAGCTAAAGGTGGTAGAGAAAAATATCCTAGAATGTTTAGCGTGATTCATGCCGCTATAAATAAATACGGCAAAGAAAATTTTGTTTTCAAACTTATTGAAAAAACAATAACTGAATCAGAAATTTTGATTAAAGAAAGTCAGTGGATAAAATCATTAAAAGATTCTGGATACATTTTATACAATCTAACTGATGGTGGAGATGGTGTTTCAGGATGGCATCATACAGAAAAAACTAAAAGAAATATGTCTTTAAACAAAAGTGGAGCTAATAATCCTATGTTCGGAACACATAGACCCGAATCTGTTAAAAAAGATATCTCAAATTTTAGAAAAGAAAACTTTAATTATTATTCTAATCTTAATAGAGGTAGCAAAAATCCCAACGCAAAGCTAACAGAAAACAAAGTTATCGCAATTAAAAAACTTATCTCAGAAGGTCTCAAAGATATTGAAATTGCAAATCTATTTTCTGTTAGCAAAAAATTAATAAATGATATTAGAAATACCATGAACATGCTTTGGTTTCGCTGGCTGTTGAGATACCACATGGTTTGGAATCGTCTTATCAGCATCGCGTTGCTTGCGATAGGCGACATACTCTTGATAGTCAATACGATGACGACGTTTACGGAAGCCTCGCTTACTCATTATTCACCTGCCAATCCGAAAAAAGTCACATCACCCAAACCAAGTTCAAACTCTTTCTCTGGATTGCGAGCAAACTCATGCTTGAACACCAAGCATTGTTCCTTTAAAGTACCAACATCATTGATCTTTATCTTGAGTTGATCCATTCGATTATCATTATTACTAACTCTCATATCCTTCATGAGACTAGCAATTTCATTCCTAGCAGACTCTTCTTCAGAACGATATCTCTTATATAGAGAAGTAGCTGGACCAACTAATTCTGAACCCTTATACTTATAAGTCCATTTAGTACGACCCATTGAAACATGATCATTATACATTCCCATAATTCACTTCCTTATTCTTCTAATTGTTCAGACTCTTTATTCTCAGCTTCTAATTCTAGGATATCTTGTAGACTTAAATTATCTCCATCCTCCAACCCTCTGAAATAAGCCATGATATCTTTGATTAAATTATTCTGATTTATGTCAACAGATTCTTCTTTAGGTTTTTCTATCTTAGGTGTTGCGGTAGAAAGATTACTTTTTCCATTATTAAGAATTTTTTCTTCTTGTTTAATGGATCGAGTTGCTTGTTTGGATTCTGGAATATCTACTCCGTGCAATGCCATATTCTTTTTAATTGATTCGACAACTCCTTGGCAATAGGAATCAATATAAATTGGACCTCGTCCCAAACATTTGGTATCGATTAAAGTATTAATCTTTTTGAAAAAAGTGGCAAAAACAAACTTAGTATATTCGGCGTCTTCATCATCGCCATAAACATAATAATTAAATTCTTCATCTCCTGAAGCGGGATGAATAGTTTCTTGTACCACATAACAATAAAAATGTTTAGAGCAAACTAAAGCTAACGCTTGCATCCAACCAATGACTTTAAAAGTAACGCTTGCATCCAACCAATGACTTTAAAAGTAACGCTTGCATCCAACCAATGACTTTAAAAGTATGGTATAATAATTCGTTTTGACTGTAGCTAACCTCTTGCTTTTCCAGGCTAGCCAGCTCCTCTGGAGTAATGTTATACTTTTCAATCAACCTATCAGCTATCGCAGACGCTGCCGAAGCCTCGTTGCTATTGGGAGAATTAGATAAATTGCGGAGGAGCTTTACTTTAGTTAGTATGGCTGGTGGAGTTGGCATCTTGCTATAACTATATCAATCACCAACTGAAATTAGTTGGAGCATAAACCTGACTTTGCATCCTAATAATCTCCCTCAGATCAGAACGGGGTTGATAATAATCCGATTCAGCTACTCGAATCAGATAGCGCCACTCATTAGCGGAAGCTACCACACCAGTGTGAATATCCCACCAATCAAACTCTACTACTGTAGCTGATGGAACAGTCATAGTTCTAAAAACTGGCTTGGAGGTCAAATCTTGAACATACTGCGACATCATATTATAGACCTCATAAGAGGGTTCCGAGGGAATCGGAACATACAGAGGGCTATTAACGAACTTGGTTAGACATCCTGTACCAGTAACCAGCAGATGATATCTATTGGGACGAGGATCATTCTCCTGCGCAAAGATATCAGGCTTCCCAGAACCACCCGGATTCTTGGTATTATCCCTTGGAGCACCATCTGTATGCCAACCAGGGATAGCTGGAGACATTCCCTTCATCAACATATGAATTTTGGTGTCAACGATAACATGCTTCCTATCATGACGGATGTTCATTGCACGCAAAGCGAGACGAGTAATTTCTCCACCATAACGAACAGCATCATCCAGAGAGGCATTCCAAAGACCGAAAGTATTCTTCAGTTCATTGGTCGGAGGCTGCTCAATGGAGCCGCCAATCACCAATGGATTACGATTAAAAAGAACCTTGGTTGTCTTCTCGTTATTCATTGCCTTTTCTTTCATCGTACAAACATTGATCGCATTTACTATCTTCATACAATTCATCGGAATCAATCGGAATCAAATAGCTTTTGACATGCAGCACAGCATACATAGTTCTCAGGGAAACATTCCTTATGAATCTCATCGCATGCCATGCAGGTTGAAGACCAACTACGCTCGTGCTCACACATTCTAGGATCTAATGCCCGCATCTCACTTGAGAGTTGACGAGCTAATTCTTTTTCTCCACTGTTATAAGCTGCACATATTCTTTCAATTAAAGATTTTCGTTTATCACAAGTATTAAACCACTCTTGTCGGCGTCTAGATATTTCTTCTTTACTTAAAGTAGACATCTTAACCTGTCACATATGCAATGATCACATCTACCATCTTCATATAATTCATCGGGGTCGAGTGGTATTTTACATTCGATACAGCGAGATATTCGTGTTGAACCAGTTTGGTCAGGATCACATTCCGTACAGGTACAAGTATTTTTCGCAACTAAACCGTGGTTAATTCCACGCGGCGAATTGCATGGGCATCCATCTGCAATGCAACGATTCTCTGGCAACAATGTTTCGCCACAAGCACGACAGCTATCACAATCGGTATAGATGTTTTCACCTTCCATTGGATGGAAATCGTTGGGATTCATTTTGTAATCATCCGACATTAGATTTAGTTAGGTTACAGATGAAGTATTCTTGGTCAGTTGGCTCTCGAACTGAGCCACAAAAAAACTGTGTGTTGTACTGGACAGTAACCAATCTGTCCTGGGAATTGATTCTTGTAAGCATTTTCTTCTGTGACATAAACGTGAGATAGCCTACCGGACTTGAAGGGATCTTTAACTTCTGAGTCGGGAACTATCTTCTCACATTCAACACAGAACCAAGTCATTTCTTTTCCTCAAGGTACTTAACTACTTCCTGGCTAGACTCTTGAACTTTTTGAATCTTTTCACTTAACTTCTTATCAGGAATAGTTTTCGTAATCTCGGTAGATTTTCTACCGATTTCTTTATAAAATTCCTTGACATCATTCGCATGTTTTTTAGTTTCTTCACTCATAATTTTCTACCTTTTTATTTTTGCTCTCCGACTAAATGTTTGACAATTGTGTACCCCATGTATTTATTGGGAATTAATTGGCAAACTTCGGCGGAGGATTCTATTTCAATATGGAAGCCATCCTTTTCAAAACGGGTTGAGAGGATACCTCCACGTGTACTAGTAACCCAGGAATCGGAGAAGTCAATGGCGAACTGTTGTTTAATATTACGACGCCTATTTTCTTCTTTTAATTTATCGTGATGGTCAGCACGCCAACAATCCCAACAAATCCAACCCTCTAAATAAGGAATAGGCTTACCAGAATGGTAGATATATTTATTATGTATTTCACAACGAAAGACTTTAATGTCTTCTAATCGAAACATGTATTCCTTTTCTGGTGGGTCCAGTGGGACTTGAACCCACAACAAGACGGATTAAAAGTCCGCTACTCTGCCAATTGAGTTATAGACCCAGTTTTGTACCAACCTTGAATGTCAGAAGTTTTTTTACGATGACAGTTGGCACACCTGACATCGCACTTCTTTATCTCTAATTTTATTCTATTTAAAGAACAAACATTAGAGATAAGCTTTGAAACATTATTGCTTTTCTTTCCTCGAACATGATCGAATTCTAAACATCTAATGTCTGATTCGCCGCAATCAACACAAGAATGTGTTGATAAATATTCGCGAATGTGTTGATAAATATTCGCGAAGCCATTGATAGTTGCTATCTTTAGTTTCTTGTTTTCGGAGCCCACAAATTTTGATATGCTTTTCACGATTAGCAGCATAGTATTCCCTAGAACGCTGCCTACCACATTCTTTACAATGTGGCTGCTTACCATCTGGACTGGTTTTCTTTTTATTAAAATCGTCTTTTAATGATTTAGGTAATTTACAGATAGAACATTTCTTTTGTATTAGCATGCCTTTTAATATAACATGCCGGATTAAAAGCTATTGGATGCTCGCTTTAACTACTTGTTGATTTGCAATCTCAACACATAAACGATCCTCTCGTTTATCTTCGGGATAAGGAAGGAAAGGTTCTCCATCCACTGAAATGAGTCGGAAGATTAAATACTTAGCCTCTGCGGTATCCTGTGCCTTCTTCTTACTCATACCAAGAAATTGCGTCGCATCCATTTTATTCTTCCTTATCAGCTAGAATTACACCAACAATTTGTTTCTCTACCACATATTCATCATCATAGTGATCTTCACATCCCAATGCGGGGTCAACATATATTTCATAACGAACCGTATTGATATCCCAATCCAATCCCTCAAACTCTCTGTCGGCAATGATGATAAATCCTAAGCTGCCAGTCCACATGACATCAGCTTTAAACGCACAATCATGCATCGTATTGATGATGCAGGTGCGAATATAATCGTGCCGTCCTATATAGGAATGATTATTTCTTGCAATAAAATCTACTGCTGCATTTAATTCAATTTGATTATAACTAATTTCTACAGTCGGCATTATTCAATCAAATCGAATTGCTGAACAATATTTCTCAATCCACTTGCTTCTAAATCAAGTGCTTCTAATTTTTTGAGAATTTGATTTCCCTTAATAAGGAGACCATATTCTTTAATGAAGGGAGAAATATCATTCGTATTTTGGAAACTGATAGATAGAATTGAGTCATCGAAACGCAAATCGATATCAGGAGACACTTCAAAAGAGGAATGCCAACCATCCCAAGTTAATTTTTGAAGAGGTGCAACTTGTTCATCCTGAACACTACCAGTATATTCAAGATATAATCCACTAGCCTGTTCATTTTTATACGGCTTCAAAAACCAAGTAGTCCCATTGAGTAGCTTTTCTTCTTTGATAAGCTGGAGAACTAATGCCTTCTTCTCTTCTTGAAGATGATATTTAGCTACACGAAGCTCAGCTTGATTCTTATCGTTTTGTTTCAATCTGCTTTCGACAAGATCAAACTGTTCTCTAAGGGGCGATTTCATTCCAGTCCTCCCAAATCTTTTTAACGTCCAAGTAACCCGGAATATCCCTCAGGATTTCTTCTGTCAATTCTTCTTCCAGATCGTAGAAGTAAACATCACTACCTTCTTCGTCTAGGATTTCTATATCAACGCTTTCTCTTGGCACGGCTTTTTTCTTTCTGATATGCTAAAAAATGAACACCACCATCAGCCCTAGTAAAAGTCCTGATGCGATGATATTTTCGAATCTTTTTTCCCTCCCAAACACGGCAAGCATCCGAGGAAGGACCGTCAGATGACCTGACTCTATAGCCACGACTCAGACCCCATTGAATTGCCTTGGCATATAACAAAGCTCCAAAACCTTTGTTGCGGTACTCACAATTCAACCACGAATGAGTCTCTATAATCTTTCCCTTAGGATTATTATAATACTTTTCAATTAGGTCAATGGCGCCAACGGTCGCGCACGTAGAAGAGTGACATAGCCTGACAACTCTTACCGCAGAGTCATAAGGGTCTTTCATGACCTCAAAACGAAAACCCCTGGGAGCCCTGATTCTTGCCTTGTTAGTAGAAGATTTCTTTTTCATTTAAATAAACCTATTTATCCTCTTGCAGCTTGATTGTAATAACTAATTAACAGTTCAACCTTTTTTTTGAACTTGAAGTGGCAGAGCACTATACCATTCTTTAGCTACTGCAAGCTCTTCTTTACCCGGAGAATATTCCCAGGGAGACATCCAGCGCAACTCATCTTCAGTTGGAGGATTCTTTACATAAGAATACTCAGCGTAATCTTTAAGTTGATCAGCCAAGATGCTAGGATCATAATAACATTCAGGTAAAGTATATGGCAGATTTTTTTCTATTGCCACTACCTCTGCTAGAGAACTTCCCCAAGCTCGTAAGACCACAAGAAATTTAATTCTATTGGATACTTTAGTAACAGTTAAAGTATAGTTCATTATTCAGTCCTCAGCGTATTCTTCCCAATCTTTACCTTCTTCGATTCCTTCTTCAGCGTATCCATATTCACAACATGGATAGAACCTACCACGATCATCTACATCTTCCACACCAGTGTTGGGATCTACATTGCAGGAACAGCCGCGAGGAACACATTCATCACAATAATCTCCGCCACCATCGCTTGGCATGTACCACCAAACGGCTATGTTAGGACAGTTTTGACAAACTGTTTTCATCGTAGCTTATACCATAGTAAAGCAAGCCCACCAAAAAAGAATGTCATTGCACACATGTGAGCAATGAATCCCTCTTTGGTTCCCAAACTTCTTTGCTCAGGAGGGAGATTATATGAAACGATATATCTATCGAAAAGCCATCCCACACAAGTGATTGGTAGTGCTGGTAGCCCTAGGATAAACATGATGGTAAGCTTGATGTTTTGTTTGGACATCAAACACCAAAATCGTTTTTTAATGTAGCTCCACCAAGAAGATGCATATGTAAATGCTTAACAGTTTGACCAGCATCTTTACCTGTATTAATTAGAATACGATATCCAGATTCATTTAGATGATTTGATAATGCATATTCATTTAGCAGCGCCAACATATGACCAGTAATTTTACCCAATAAAAACCTGCTAGTGCCTAAATCGCTAACATCAACGAAATGTTGTCTAGCAATGGATAGAATGTGATGTGGTGCCATAGGATTACGATCCCTGATCAGGTAGGCTTCGCTATTGTAATTGATGATGTGAGGTGGAAGTGCTACTCTACCTTCAAAAGCAGCATCATCTTTCAATTTACAAAAAATACAATCGTTCATGGTGCTCACTTCTGAAGGTTATAACCTTCTCCTACCAGTTTGACTTGCATACGAGAATCCAGTTTAGGTTCGTAGCGTTCGACAAGGGTGTTGAGTACCCACCCCTCTCTTATATGGCTCCCGCCGAGCGTTGTCAAGCCCTCGGCATACGGATACATTGCTTCCTTACCTTGCCATACACCTCGGTATAACTCGGGTACTGAATCCAAACCTGCCCCCATGAGGGCAATGATACGATGATCATAATTGAGATACCTAAGCACTTTGGTATCCCACACATCGAAGAAACGAACCTTGGTCATCAGGCGCTTCTCCTCAATGAGAGTATCATATCGGAAACCTTTAACCTGACCGTAGACCTCACCGAAGAAAACAAAATTAGGATAATGCTTGAGCTTGTTCTCCAAATCATATCGAAGAGCAATATCCCACCACATATCATCTGGATCCATCTTCTTGTAGAAGTTACGAGACTTTACCCACAAGCGTTCGCCGTCATGACAGAAGGCAGCATTGCTACCATGAAGCTTCTCCGTCAGAACAATCTCTTCTCCTTCTTGCAAACAAGAAATGTACTTGCGAACACCATCAATATCATAGTGAGGGATTGCCCAACCTTGCGGAGCCTTCTCTGCATTGGTCCGAGTCTTCTCGAGACCAGGAAGGTTCTCTTCCTCAAGCTCTTCCCACTTTTTGAGTTGGAAGAAGTTGACAATGGAATCACCAATTCCCACAACGTCAGTTAGTGGAAGTTGGACCAGCATTCCTTGACTGTAAGTCCCGCGAATCTTCTTTGCCTTGATGATACGATATTTCTCGGGGACACTACCTACCGGGAACTTCGGACCAACCATACGCTGGAGAACTTCCCCGTAATCACCTTCGTACTTCTCATATGTTTTGGGGCACAGAAAGTAGAACTGATCCGTATCGGGAACAATAGAATCGATAGGAATATAACCAGCCAGATCCCCAATGATATACTCGTCGCGCTTGGTGATGACTGGATAATCTCCAAGCACAGTACATACATCTAGCGTATCAGCATCGGGATGCTTAATTACATTTTCAATTTGAACTACTTGGGGCATCCAATCAGTCATCTTATTACCTTTAAATTATTTTAATTTCCATTCGGAATGTATCTTTTTATATCCGGGGAGCTGGGAAGTTTTATCCGTGGAAAAGATTATTTTATGACTTGGCCAAAGCATAAAGCAACCACCTTGGTTAATCAAATGACATAACTGGTTGTCATCCTGCCAGTCAAAAGTCATCATATACGATCCGACTCCCCTCCAACTGCCATCCTTATTATAGACCTGACAGTATTCATCGTCTAGTGATTCGAAAGTATGGACAGTTAGCTGTCCTGAAGGACAATTGAAATAGCTATATTCTTCCATGAAGCCGGAGAATCTAATAGGAAACTCTACCAAAGCATGAACCGGAACGTATGAATAAAGATACTTATCCTCTACCAATACTTGGAATGTTGGAACATGCCCGGGATAGGAAGAGACCGCAAAAACTTTGCAAGGATAATACTTACCATGATTAGATTGGAAGTCAAACAGAAACTCTCCACGAATCAAACAAGTGAATGGTTTGATATCAAAATGGATTGATTGCATCTTTCCAAGCTTTCTCGTAAGGATCAAACTCGGCTACGATAGCGAAAACGATATGACCAGACGGCAACCAAGCGGCAGATGTTTCACGAACAATGATACCAACACCTTCACGTTCGGAGTTATCTCGATAAGCTGCGTGAATGTACTTAGCTTCAACGAAGTCACCAAAAACATTTGTGTTAATGTAACGCTCGATATGCCAACCAGCCTCAGTTAAAGACGGGCAATCTTCTTCTGTAATTGGATCACCAAAGGTAATTTAGGAGCGAGGAAGGATTTGAAAGCCCCAACCAAATTCGTAAGCTACTCGCTCATTAAGATACTGGGCTCGATAGCTAAAACCGATTCGCTTGTTCTTTCGGAGAGTGCCAGAGGCATGTTTATCTATCCATTCCTCCTCTGGCATGTTACGAATCTGATCTCGATGTGCAGCCCTCTTCATCAGAAAGTCTAGCTTATCTGTCAATGTCTCATAATCTTTGGGATCAAACTTCTTAACAAGAGTTTCCATTTTTAATAAATGCTTTCTACTTTGAAAGTCTTCCAGACCTTTCGTGTATTCTGCCTTATAAGTTTCCGTGTCGGCATCATTGGCATTCTTAATACATTAGGATCAGAGCCACCTCCCTCGATAGAGGAATCATCAATCAAACCCATGTCGAACTGTTCCAGACTGAACGGCTTGAACATGGATTGATAAGCAGGATTGCCAGCATCAATCACGGGAGTCCAAAGACTCTCGACATTAAATTCAATGTCATTATCAGTCTTCTTGAAAACGGGTTGACTGTATCGAATCTCAGAGACCGAAGAGTGGTTACTATAGCCAGCGTGGTTCATTATATTCCATTATTCTATCTCATCATTGAACAGGGCTCTAATTGTTGTCCCCGCTACAAACTCGCTGCCGTCTTGTGAAGATGGAATAATACAATTGACCTTAACTTTTTGATACTGCCCAAATAGTTCAACGCTATACACTTCCAGGCTTCGACCATCTTCTTTACGAATGATCCAGTCTCCCTTTTTCAGAAGACGAGCAACACGATATTTCATTTAATTATCCAATGTCCCAAGAGCCTTCTTTAGCTCCGCGATCTGACGTTCATCAGAAGCAATCTTTTCAGTTAGCTTCTGTCTCAGCATCTTGAAGAGACCTGTTGCCGCAGAGATTACACTTACATCTGCATATTCGTGTGAGTCTACGCGAATGATCCATGGCTTAGTAACGCCAGAAGAATTACTTTTGTAAAAGATAATTACATCAGCATCTGCTTTACCAGAAAAGCTAATGTATATCTGTCTGATATTCTTCACTAAAGATTCTAGTTCTGTAGAACTTTCAACCCCATTCTGACCAACAGGTTGTTTGATCGCATTCATCAAAGTCATCGTCCCAACGCCCTTTAACATAGCCACGCTCGGGCACAGGCGCAACCTTTATAATTGGACAGGGAATTTTTTCCGTTGGCAACAGGAGTGTTGTCAACATGATATCTAGATGAATCATCATGGATAATACCATGACAATAATCTTAGCTTCTCTGTTAGTTACTGTTGACGATGCGAGCCAGTCTTTTACAGACTTGAATAGCTGCGGCAGAAGCTTCGTTTGCATTGGCTTTACCAGTCGCTAGTTTCAGCAAATCCTTTGTTTTAGGATCCAAAATATGATTGACAGGCTTAACTGCTAGCTTGAGTTCAGCACCAGCTAACTGATTCTGCATAGCAACTAGAGCGCCATACATTTTAGTATGGGAGGTAATGAGACGATTACGCAGTCTCGCTTCTCTAACCCTATCAACTAAACAAAAAATAGCTACTGGTCCGGTGACAGCCGACAAGATGGTAAGAACCATAATAGTAATTTGATTGTGATCCATTAAAGTTCTCCATAGAAATTGATCCCTCGTTATCATAGCCCCACTCACCGCTTGCTTGCAATGCAAAATAAGAGGTGGGCTATCCTTTTACAACTGGATGAAACGAGGAGAAAGTTAGTTGCCTTGTTTGGTTATGGAACGGAACGTGGAGAAACAACCCTCTAGTTTATCTTCGCTCATCGAGAAGAGCTAGTCGATTTTTTGAGACCGGCAAAACGAAGAACTAAAAAGACCGGAGCGTATTTAAGCGGATATGCTAGCGCTATCATACAATTATGGACGTATGATATACCATGCGATCTCCTTGTTGAAGGGAAAAGCTAACTGTACGGGTTAGCCCCAATTACTTAGCAGCGTCCTGCTTTGTAGTTGAATCAACATCCTTTGACATCTCAGCTCCAATCGTGAGCTTCAATTCAAATGTGTACTGTTCCTCATCCGAAACCTGGAGAGCAACCCAAGAGTGTTCTCCATTAAAATAGGCGGATGGAAACTTATGACCCACTGGAAACTTTCCGATCGGAACGACCAGTGTAACATTATAAAATACAAAGGATGCAGGACCACCTTCGTCCCAACTCTCCCAATCAAACAACTGCTGCTCAAGCGTCATAGGTTCCATGTTTATCTCCAGAATGAAAATGAATTGGTTTTACGATGGTCTTTAAAAATCTTATCAATATCCACGCGATCATCTGGGCTATGACCCAGTGCTGCTGCCAAACATTTCTCAGCAACATAGATGAGCTTAACGCTCTTGTCCTCATCACCTAGAGCCTCTTCAATGCTAACCGGCTCCCAACGAGCTTCATCATCATACGGAACAATCTCTCCGCTATAGGAATCAGCGTCGGCTCCTCCAATGTCTCTAACGAAATCGATGAAGGCATCGGCATCAAACTCTTTTTCTAAGAGAGAAAGACCACATTTGCCACAGTATTCCATTGGTTCTCCACCCAACTTGGAAGACATATCCAATGTCTTTTCGCAACAAGCCTTGAGCTTAACCTCGGGCTCCGACATAAAAGCATTCTTGAAAAAGGAAGCTAGATCCACAAAAGCTTCTTTGGTTGAAGAGAACTTCTTATTAGAATGGAAGGGAACATATCCCAGCATTCCGCTCTCGGCATATCCAAAATTAAGTAGAAATGTATACGCTTTCATGTGTGTCCTTTTGATTTACGCCACGACTCTGTCGCTCCAACTGCATCCAAACAATGATGGAAATTAGTAGAGTTACAATGCGCCCACCGATGTCCACCATCCCAACGAATGGTATTCAGTGTGTATCCTCTGAGCCAATCTTCTACCATTTGGTAGTCCACAATCTGACTGCAACCATCGTAGAACATTACCTTTTTGCCATTGATAAAAGCATATCTGATATCAACACAGACAGGTCGATGATCTACTTCACCAATTTGGATGCCCTTCCCCATGGAAACTTCTTTCCAATCAGGAACACTAATCTCGTCACGCCTCGGCTCATGATGATGAGCCTTCCAAAGCATAAACTGTTCCTCATTAGAAGCTTCCACTAGGAAGACTACGTCCTCGAAAAGCTTCTCATCCAACTGGTTGATTGGATAGAGAATCGCTGTCGACTTCGGCTTCTTTTTCTTGAAGACTGACTTTAGCATTTTCGATTCGTTCCCTTAGCTGACATGAGGTTAGTAGATGATTCTGCCCTGCGTCCATCAAAGTGTCGGCATCCTTTGCTTCCATGCCCGTTGCCATAGTTATCCACTTACCATTGAAAAAGATGGTGTAGACGCGCTTGTCTCCGAATCGAGTTCTGATCCTAATCATGGCTTTCTTCCAAACGGCAAAGGTCTCTTTGCTAGTTCTTTCTTCTGTTCTTCTAGTCCATCATAAAGATTTTGTCCAGCCTTAATAGCTAGGAAAGCATCTTCTCCACTCCAGCCCTTGGCTATGATGGCTTTATGAATAGCATCTATGGATGAACCATTCTCTAGGGCTTCGAAGACTGCTTTAATTAACTCGTCCATCTTAACCTAGAAGCGCCCCGTCAGCAGCACCAGGGCAACTAACCAAAGCCACTGAACCAAACTCTCCGATACAAGCCAGAATCATACCATGAGACATGATACCCTTCATCTCACGAGGGGCAAGATTGAGAACAGCAACTACCTGCTTGTTGAGTAGAACATCAAGATTATCTTGATAGGCAGGGTCTTTACCAATGCCAGCCAGGATAGTTCGACAACCAATCTCAAGTCCAAAATTAACTTCTAGCTTCAGAAGCTTGCTCTTGGGCACAGCTTCCACCTTGATAATAGTTCCCGAACGCATTTCTACTTTGAGAAAATCTTCGTAATTAATTTGGTCCATCTTACACCAGACTTTCAAGATACTTAGAAAGAAAATCTTCAGCGAACTTCTGGGCGTTTTCCACCGACCAGTTATCTTTGTTCAGATAGAAACGAGTTTCATCCAAGAAGGTTTCCTTCTCCAAGACATCCACACCATGAAGAGTAATTTCCCAATTATAAGGACGTCCCCAGGTCTTGTTCACCTCTTCTAGAAGAAGATGAAAAGTCTCATGGTCTCGTTTAAACGAGGCTTTGAAAGTTAGGAAGCTACTGTTTTTTATCTGAAATATCTTTCCAAGGATTGTTCATGTAATATCTCCGTAGTTTACTTATATCGTGCTGGGGCAAACTTGCTTTGTTTGACTACCACTTCGTTGCTCATTTGAATTGCCCACCGCACCATAACATTTACTTGAGAGGGGAGGAAACCGTCCTCTAACATAATCTGTCGAATTTTAGAAATGGATAACCCTTTTAACATTGCCTTTGAAGCTTGCTTAACTGTTACCTCGATTGTGTTGTTCGCCATCTTGTCTTCCTTACATCACTAGGGTGCAACCGTTTTACGATGGGTAGCGATACAGCCTCACAGGATTTCAATTTCTAATTGATCCGTTTGATTTACCGCCGCCATCTTGACAGTTGGTGTCTTGTTAATTAACTCCAGGTTCATAATATATAAAGCCTGTTGAGCAAGTAGAAGATGTTGCTGGATAGTCGTAACCTCTTCTTCTTGCCTAGCAATTTTCCATTTCAGTAGAGACTTACGCTCTTCTTCTTTCAGGGCGGAAGGGTCATCCAAAAGTAATTCTTTTGATTCAGGATGGAGTTGACCATGGTAATGGATATTACATTCGATCCAATCTCCCTGCCAGCCCCAACCGGAACCATTGCAAGGACATTCATTAGCTTCTAAGTAATCAAATGCCATCTTTCTTTTCCAACTCTAGGAGTTTATCCCAAACAAAAACTCCTGCAATCCAAAGACCAGTTGCAATTAAAAAGATGGTTGTCATCTCACTATCTGCGATTGCCCATGAATAGCATACGCCTACTATACTAACTAGTACCATGACTAGGGCAACTTGCAACATCTTTTTGGTTTTCATTTTTATTCTCTTGTGATCCAGCTATGACATGGAGAATTAAACTCTCCATACATGAACCCTTCGATATCTATGATGCGATAGTTTTCCTCACAATCCATCATAATGTTTCCACAATGACGATCCATATAACGATTTTGAATTATTACTTTATCCAAAAAATCTGCCAGAACAGGAAAGTCTTTTCTACCTGCAATTACTTTTGCATTAGTAGAAGAAGAGAGCGAATAACTTTCGTTACAATAACCAAATACAGCGCTAATGAATGTTTTTTCCTCTTCACTTAGCATTCCCATTAGTTCCATTTCATTAGGAATACCAAAGCCAGTCACGACAATAGTTAGCTTGAGGATCCGGTATAGATCGAAAACTGTAAATGGGAACTACTAGCGGGTCGGGATGACGAATGAAATGATTCGCCAATGCCTGCACAAATTCAAAAGAATCAGGACGGGAAAAGTTTCCTGTCTTAAGAACCCTGGTCGAAGATACAATTTCCACATTGGATTGTGGTAAAGACTTAGGATAGTTAATCATTTGAATATCGATCAAAAGGGTTTAAGGTATCTCTATTAGTGATTATAATAAAACTCAGGGGACTTGCTAGTCCAACATATTTGATATCGCGTTGGGGTAGGTTTAAATTTACTTCACTCCACCAAGGTCCTATCCAATATACTCAACTAGCCAAGCCCCTGTCGTTTACCCCGAATTGCCCAAGGTAAACAACTAGCGCAGATCATGTCGGGCTATCGATCCCTGCGTTATTTCCTAATCTTCTTCCGGCTCATCTGGAGTATCTTCATACTCCACATCTAGCATCTCCACACTACCTAGTTGTGGCTTGCCAGAATAGTGCGGGAACAACTTGAGAAGAAGTTGATACTCTTCTTCAGAGATCTCCTTCACCTTGAAGCAACGAAGATATTCATCAAAACCTTCGAAAATGAGAGCTTCATTAGTACCGAAATACTTTTCAATGGCGCCCTCTTCAGTGAAGCGCTTTTGTGCCGCCTGCTTATGAAGTTCCCATTCAATTCCGGTCATGACAATGAAACCAGATAGATCAAATTCATCAGCATAGTTCGAATCGAACTTGATGAATTGCCACGAATGCCTTGCCATCTTACTTCTTCTTCATCTTCTTGGAACGACGAAGCGCAATAGCCGCATGATACTTGGCTTGTGCCTCGGTAGTGTTCTTATGACGCTTCTTGTTAGAACCGGCACGAAGATGCTTAGACGACTTGGGACGCTGACCACCATGATTAATGCCTGCCATGTGAGACTCCTTTTATTTGATCCAATATGTATCCGTAGCAGTGGGGAAGTCCAACGCTACCACCTCTTTGTAAGCATGATCGACTAACCAAACAATCGCTTCTGCCTGGCTATCAAACGTATCTACCTCATCCATGTAGTTAAAAGGTTGAACATACCATTCACCTTCGAACTCCTCAATGTAAGCAAAATCCTTTGGAAGATTAACTCTAGGCAGAGCTGCTGTTCTGGTTTGGAACTCTTCTCTATTGGCTAGAGCTAGCAATTGCTCACCCTTCAAATAGAAGGGAAGCAATGGAAGAGTAACGATTGCCAAGGGTATCGCCCAAAGCAAAGTAGATGGCTTACCCTCTGCTGTTCCTATGGAAGCTAAACCCAAAGCAGCTAAGGCTGCGGGAGATCCAATGGTTACTAATAGTTCACCGACATCTCTGTTATCCATTGATTTTCCTTAACACATGAGAGATGAAGTGCGCCAACCAGCATTCTCCATTGCAGAGTAAAGTGGTCCAAGATCACTATCAAAATCATATCCAGTAATTGATTTATTATGTTGAGCAGCTAGATCAATTGCTTCTTGAAAAACAGTGCCGGCTTCTTTTAGCTTAGCTGCAATCTTATGTTTAACAACTTGAAACTCTGCTTCAAGTCGAGCCTCCTCGGCTTCCTTGGCTGCCTTCTTTTCGGCTGCTTTCTTCTTGGCAAGAACTTGAGCCTCTCGAAGATTCTTTTCTTCAAGAAGTCCATCAGCTTCCGACATTAGGTTGTTTTCCGTACACTTCTGAATCGTTCCACTATCAGTCTCGATAATGTAATAGATATTATTAATCGTCACCCCTTGAACAGTTCCTTTAACCAGAGGAACACTTTTACCTTTCAAAGCTACACGATCACCAGTTGCAAAATTAGTCATCTTATTCTCCCATATGTTCTTTACACTTGGCAAGATACCAAGCACGAGCTTTTTCACCAAGTGGTTTGGAAACCTGCTTCCAATCCAGCTTGCTAGCTTCCAACTCATCCTGAGTTTCCTTTTGGACATCTGCTGTAATCCAAGTAAGGAATTTTCCGGTCTGCTTATTATTGTAGGTAAGTGCGCCCGTCGTACAAAACAAGCATCGTAGCGAGTCTTCGTGCTTATGTTCTCCAAGGATAGCCCTGGCTCCTTGCTCCAATCGAGCCGGAGTTAGGACCATCTCCACGAAGGCAGTAATATTAGCCGCTGCTGCCACATTGACTTGTGCAGGAGCCGAAGTCTTAACCACACGATGCTTATCACCTTTGGCTTTGAAAGTTAGGTTCTTGAAATTTTCATATCCCAAATGCTCTTTCGAGATGGGATAGAAAACCAAACCCTCTCCGGTTCCATTGATTCCAAAAACTCGTGCAATCCAAGGATCCTTAGCTTCAATCGCCATGACCCATTCATTAATCTTGTCGGTCTGCTTGGTCAAGTCTTCATCACCCAGAGTCCAATCAACCTCAACTCTAGCAGCAATACGAGTATCGCTACCATGCATCGCGGCAACATTGTGCCAGTCAATAACATAGGTATCTGGGATGCTATGCACCAGCGCTTCCAGAGCAGTTGGCTCAACAATCAAGTCAGGAGCATAAGCATAGTTCTCTCGGAAGGCAAGCTGTCCTTCCTTGTTAAAATAAGTTTCAGCTTGAACAGTCTTGGGATTCGGTTCTCCCATAGGACGAGCAGCGAAGACACAAAAAACCTTCTTGGGAATCTCGGAACAAGCAACGCCCTTCTGCACACCAGGACCAATCCATTCGCCAAAGATAATCATTCCCTTACGCTGATCCGCAGTAGGAGATTGTTCCTTGTTGGCTCGCCAATAATCCTCATTAGCCTTGACCCACTTGGCAAAGCCTTCGTTGTCTTTCTCTACCGACAATTCAACCGTACGGCTTTGAGCAGTGATAGTACCGTCAGCATGACACTGAATAGCATGGTTCTGCCCATGCAGTTTTACCTTACAAGAATAGCGTACGATGTTGTTTCCATTAAGGATTTCGGGATGAGCCGCAGCATACTTTCTAATGTTAGCGAAGCCTTCGATCTCAGTCCATGCAAAGAGTGTCATATTATTTTGTCCTATTTAATATTTCTACGTCCTCTTTAGAGAGGTCATTAGTTCTTGGATCGTCACGATTATAAGGACTGTATTCAGTATCCAAATAATCTAGTCGATGGTAAAGGTCATATATCTCAGAACTAATAGAAGCTGCAAAGTCTGTTTCGATAGTGGAAACAGAATCAGATATCTCCATAGCCAAATCTAATAGCATACGAACCTGACGCAGCTTCTTATCTCTATTCTGGGTGGTCATCTTAGCAACGCATCGAAGAAGCAGACCAGCCTGCAACAGAAAGAGCATTCATCAGTGGGCGCATAGCATCATACATCTCGTAATGATATGTCCTGAGGGGTGCCACTTGAGTCTCATCATCAGCATCATCTTTATAAGAAATGATACCATCATCATAGTCTCGTTCAGTAGCTTCTCCCTTGAGACCAGAAGCCTTCACCAATTCATCTGCTTCAGCGAGTAGTTTTGCCGCCGACTCCATCTTCTGGCGAACTTGAGACTTCAAATCATTAAATTCTTTATCCAACTTATCGACCATGATATTATCCCTTTTACCAAAATACCTTTAGTTTTATTTTTCTTTCAAACTCTTCTTGAGAAGAACAATAGATGCGTTCTCCATTATACCACCATTCCTGAAGCCCATCGTTCCAAATAATAGCGGGACCAGTTTCATTATGAAGCTGACCTTTGAGATTATGAATCTCTCTTTCGATATAAAGTTCAGTACGCGGCATTTAATCCCTATACTCCCTAAGAAACCCAGCCAGAGCAGGCATATGTTCTACCTTCATATTGAAATCATAGAACATTCTACCACTGCTGAAACAAACATTTCTACTTCCTTCATCAGCTCCTTCTAGAATCATATTAAGATCACCTATCACATAGGACTCAATATAATCGTCAGTAGTTGACGCACGATCAAGTAGTTGGCAAAATTCTTCTACTGGAAATTGAGAGATGGAAACTTCTGTTTTATGACCTGAAATCCAAAGATTACCATCAGCCATCCAGCATTCAATGCTAGTGCCAATAGAACGAGCTTCCCCTGTTTCTAGATTGAAAAACATCTCAATATGCCTTTTCTGGATTGTGAGGCTTGACTACCCCACTTGTCAACCCTGCTTGGAATTTATCGAAATACTTATAGGTTGAATACAATTTAAGAATTTCCGGTGCGTTGTCATAGGCAAACTCTCGGAACCAGCCCGAAGTAATGCTAGAACAAACTTTAGAGTATGCCAAGCACCATGCCTGGTCAATCGTCAATACACCAGGGTGAGGTACCAATGACCTCTCCACTGCTAGAACCGCTGCCTCTTCCAAGACACCAGCCAAACGAATGTCCCTAGAGCAATCAAAGAACTTCTGCTTGCTCGTCTGAACCTCTGCTCCATCCTTCTGATAATAGGTATAAGCAGGATGCTCATAAATCTTTACCGACTCATGAATCGAATCATGGTCATGAACATACTGCAAACCATCATCCGAGAAGAAGTGCTTCTTATTCTGATTCAGCTTGGGATGAGCATAGGTATAAGTCTCCTTCTCGCGAAGCTTATAGAAGTCCATATACTCAGGACGAATCTTCGCCCCAGACATCTTCATCCCATGGTAATCACCCATGGTCTTCCAGAAGTGAGGACTATTCTTCAGATACTTGTGAGAAGACTTAAGAGTAAAAAGCATATCGAAAGACGGAATCATTCCGAGGGGAGTGTCAATATGATCTTCCTTGACTAGCTTCTCAAACATCTCTAGAGAAGTTCCAGGAGTAATCATTTCAAACTCACAGATAGAAGTTCCCTCGGCAATTACCTTCTTGCCACCATCCAGTGGATAGATCTTCTTTGCTTCAATCTTGGCAGAGTTAGCATCCAGCCAAGAATCACATTCCTCCTGCGAACAAACAAAATCAAAGTCGCGTGGCGGTCTGTTTAGTATCTGGGGCGCTCGTAACGCCAATGCCCTGCTCCCAACTAGTATCATTTAGCTTATCCTTTAAGTGTAGGTTATAAATCTTTTCTATCCAGAAAAAGAAATCTTTTATAGAGCAATCCATTTTGCCGGTATTGCATCTAAAACAACAGGCGACTACGTTTAATTTTGTGTGGCGTAACGAAGAATCAATTCTATCTAAACCATTGTATGTAAAGTATCCATCTTTAATACCTCTCGCGGAAGGATGATCTTTTTCATACTTTCCAACATAAGTATTATATACATTACATGGTTTAGCTCCACAATAGAAACAATCTTTTTGAGATAGATCTAAAAAATCTTCAAAAGATAAATCTCCATCTTCGTATCTATTACGATAGACTCTACGAGCCGACGCAATTCTCGGCTCTCTTTTGAACATTTTAGCCTGAGCTTTTTGCAAATTCAAAAGAATAATATCCTGATTAAGACAGCCGCAACTTTGGGTATGTCCTAATTTAATTGGGGATAATCTTGTCAGAAATTCTTTTGAACAATCACATAAACATTTAACTAAAATTTTACCATCTTTAGATCTTTGATCTGTTACTTCTTTGATTATCAATCTACCAAATCTTTGGTTGATAAATTTTGATGCTCTTAAAATAGCTCTTGTTGCTTTTTTTGGATATCTCATTGCTGCATACCTTTCATAGGCATATCAGCTTATGTATAGATTAATCTAAAGCACGAGAGCCAACAAGAATCATTCTACAATCTCCAGTATATCAACGTTAAAGTAAGTGTCTGTTCGAGCCGAACGGGCACAGTAAGGAACTACTTCTAGTAGTTCAGTAGGAGGAAGATAATTATCATCCTTCCATTTAGCTTCGGCATCAGTTTTCTTGATGTACCATTCGGTCTGAATCTTACTAGCCGCATCATATTTCTGTTGCCAGTCAGCTAAAACTTTTCTATGTTCAGCGTCCAGCTTACGAAGCATGTTCTTATTTTCTGGCAATATATTTTTATAACCGCACACCGCAATGTAATGGGCGTGTTCTTTAGTCGGTTTTGGACGATCCGTATTGTGATAGAACTGATATGGTTCTGGATTAGCTTCTACCCAAGGAATAGTAAACTCAGGATCAACTCTCCTCGCAAACTCTTCATTGTAAATACAAAGCTTTTCCAGCTTGCTGACTAGTTCCTTAGCACGCTCCTCGGTCCTAACGGCACAGACATTCCAATCACTACGATCAGAGTATTCTCCCTGAGTACCAGTCACAACGTAGATTTTCATGATGCCTTATTCTCTTCCTCATAGGCTACCAGGGCAGCCATACCAGCTTCAGTCTTAGGTTGATTGCAACAAGCCATGGCATGTCGAATGCCGGGGAAAACGTGGCACTTGCAAGTACTCGGAACTTCCATGTAATTCTCCGTAGAGACTCTTACAAGTTTCACACCACGTTTATTAGTATTCATTTGCAATACCCCGCACTTATCCATTTACATAGAACAACCAGAATCGTTCCACGAATCAACCTCATAGTCAGAACTGGTATAGCAACCTGAGTTATCCCAATAGGTCAGAGGATCAGTTTGATTGTGATCAATCACTCCCAAACGATCACGAACCATATTGGCTACCATCCTGGCATCAGAGTCGCTCAGTTGATTAAGCTCCACAGCATGGAGAAGAAGACCAATGCCCCTATCCCTGCTATAAAATACTGTTCAGTGAAAGCTCCTAGCACCATACATAGGAAGCCCCCGGCTAATCCAACATACAAAGCATACTTTCTAATTGGAGACATTTTTACCAACACTGCTGAGAAGATGACCAAGAGTCTTCGTACTCAGGAATAACTCCGATGTCATCCAATAGATTACGAAGTTCAACTGAGAGCGAAGGATCAATGCTATTGATTGTATCACCAGTACGAGAGGCAAGCTTGGAAGACTCAAGAATCAATTCCATTGCCTTCTGTACATTCTCATGAATCTGCGTCCTGGTCTTCTCAAAATCCTCTTCCAACTTCTTATCCTCGTTCATATTTTTCTCCTAAAATTAGATTGGGTAAACAAACAAACGAACGCCTCGACTATGAAGCCATGCCAAGGCGAGTTGATAATGAGACTCATCATGGATGCTAACCCAATCACTATTACATTGAGCGAAACAAAGGTTAGTAGAAACTCCCCACCTAATGAAGTCCCGCATATGCTGCTCATACACCAATAGCATTGGACGTTTCATTTTAACAACCCAGAGAAGAAGTAGACCAACCCGCCCGCTTAATCTGCTGGAAGATAGGATACAATGTAACGCCCGTCTCCCCTTCGTTGTCCCATTCCAAATCACGAATGGACTTACCCCGAGTCTTTGCCATTTCATTTGCCTCATTCAACAGGGCAGAAGCGGCATAAATCTTTTCCATCAGCTTAGCTTGGAAAATCTCAAAATCATTATCAAGAGAAACCAGCTTCAAATCATTGACGTTCTCCTTGGAAAGAACCCCATTGTCCCACTCAATGGCGACAACCTCATCACCATCAGAAACCTTATTACCAATCACGGTTCCCTTATAGTCATGGTCGTCATACATTCTAACCACCGCCCCAACTTCCATCTCATTCGCCTTCATTCTTCTTTGCCTTTCTTGGACGAAGAAAACTCTTCGCGTGGTTTTTCCCCTGCTTAGGATTCTTTCTTGAATCCTTTTGAGCTTCCCTAAGAGCAGGTGGAATCTCTTTGATTGCTTCTGTCAGAGCTTTGGCTGCGTCGAAAGCTACACAATAAACAGTTGCATAACTATCTTCATCGGGCATATCGACCATGAAAGATTTCAGTGCCCTCTTGGCTTGCTTCATCTTCTCGACTACATATTTGCTCATGCGAAGATATCCTGGTTCTGCTCACCAACAATCGGATTCCATTGGTCTACAATTTCGTCGTTCTCAATGAACAAGACATCGGCGGTAGGAAAAGGATAATCTTCATTGGCTTCCAACGCATCCAGAAATGCACCATGATCGGCATCCTTAACATTAAGGACATACATGGTGAATGGCGTGGCATTTCTACAATAGTAAACGGCAATCATTTCAATGACCTAGCAGGAGGTTATGCTTCGTTGGTAGCAACCTCAAGCTCAGGTTGCATATCCGGGTTTAGTTTCTCGACAGTAAGCCTATTCATTTCCGCATGCAATTCATCAGCCACATGCCCAAGCACAGACTCGTCAATCCAGCGGTCTTTGGTTACCTCAACCAAATCCATGGAAGGATCAATTACCTCATAGGCAATCAGGTTAAGTGCGGGCTCACGCAGCAACGCATTGTTGAATGCGTAGACAATGGTGAGTGAGTGTGTAGTCACGACTGTAAGAACTTCAGGAGTCTTTAGCTCACTCTTGACCATACGCTCAACAAATCGAATCTGATCCTCTGGGTGAGCATTGTGTTCGGGATGCTCCCAATAGGCTTTCTTACTGTCACGGTTCTGAGAGTAATGTTTAAAGACAGCCCCACCTAGAAGCTGCTTATTCTTTCCATGTCGTTGCATTAGAAGATGAATCATTGATATCTCTCTTACAGGTAAGTGGGCTCGTGTGGTTTTGGACAAACCTTTGGAACGACAACCGTTGGATGCTGCGGAAACATATAGTAAGCATCGCGATGGTGCATGGCAACCCCTCCGATAATGATTCCGAGCATCAAACAGAATATGTACCTCATGCTGCCTTTTTAGATTCCATCCAGTCCCGAAGGTAATCCAATCGAATCTCCCACTCATGTCGGATTCGATCCAAACTCCAGGCATTGGAAGTCTTCTCCCGAAGATCATTGCTCCAATGTTTGATATCTTTAGGAGACTTGAATCGTCCAAAATGAAGGCGAGCCCTAGACTCCTCATCCCAATAAGGATTGTTGGTGATATTGTACATCGTAGATTTAGGATGATTATCCTTAGGTTGCATGTGCAATTCAATTGCACGAACTCTAATTTTTCGTGCCATTGCTGCAAAGAAGCCTCCAGGCGATTGCCAACCCTTTTGATGAATCTCTGGAGTTTTCATTCCCCAATCTTTCTTGGTCAATCGAGAGAAGTTATTCATCTCTACGATATGGGAAATTTGATGCGTACCACGAGGAAAATCTACCGGGAACATAATTTGTTTCTTGGTAGGAATATAGCCAACCTTTTCTTCTACATCTTCATAGAAGGAGTAATCCTTAATCCGAGGATCCATTTCCATCAAAGAAAGGATAAATCCCTCAACCCCTGCCTCACAAGGAGAAACGGGTTTCACGTGAGTCGGACCAGATTTCTTAACCATCATGACTAGGCGATTCCGAAAGGATTGGTTGCCGTGATACATGCTACATCAATAGCATTTTCTGCATTGAGACGATCACCAATCAACCAGTAATATATGCCGATAACGAACAGCGCTGTAACTTGCTCTTGTTTAGAAAGGACAGTCATTTGATTTTCTTTAACAGTTCAGGGTAAAGTGCGTTGAAACGTTCAGATTCTTTTTGTTGTTCAGTTTGAGCATGACTAACCGAAGTAGCTCGCAAAACTCGCAGAGCTTCTAGCAAGGCTTCTTTACCAAGAACGATTGTTATTAATTCCGATTCTCGTTCTAAAATAGTTTTCTTGAGAGAAGATACCTTACGGCGAGCCTGCGCCTCATCAGCTTCGGCTTCTTTAATTCTGTCCAGCAATTCCTGTTCCCGAGGAAGCATGAGATAATTCTTTCATGGGAAGTATATCCCATTTGATGGTGGTAGAACGTAATCAACTGTCACCCCTTCTTCGTCAGTTAAGGGGCAGAGAATCTGATGTGTTCCCATATCGCAACCCCAATCTGAATCAGGCTCCCATGATAGTCCGTCTTCGGCATCATAGACTTCCTCTAATCGAGAATCCAATTCCTCGAAAGAAGGCGCTTCAACTACTACTGTTTTAACTTCTCTAACCAGCCTAGCCAATTCAACTTTGAACTTCATATCCTGCACCTATGGTGACGAACCATTTTACGATGGGTCAAGCGGCACGGCAAGAACCGTGCCAGCTTCATTCTTCTGTTTCTTCCTTAACCGGAGTGATCAATACGTAAACGAAAACATATACCATGACACTTAGTATCAGGCTACCAGGAGCCACCAGCTCTTTTCCTGCCAAGGCAAGCCAAAGATGGATTGCCATTTGGATCACAAAAGAGATGATTAGCGCATGGAGGATTCGTTTCATATTGACCGGCTTAATTGGTTCCGGCAAAGAGACGCTCCACATGAGCCGTGCGCTCTTCAGGAGTCAGACCATCCCAAACTTTGACACCAGAATCGGTGGCATTGATCTCTCGCACAATCTCCGTGCCATAAGAGAACCATTCCTCCTCCGCCTCTCGGTCCCAATTCTTGTATTCTACCTGCCTGGTGGCTACAACAATCTTGTTCAGCTTCTCGCCCAGCTTACTCATACGACCCGTGACTTGGCAACGATACATTTGATTATCCTTTAGTTATTGAGCCTTAGCTCGATTAGATTTGACCTTTATCATCAACAGCTTCGATGTGAATGACAACATCCCCATCTTTATTATGATCCGCAAACTCATCAATCTTATCCCAAGTGACCTGATAACTTTTAATCTGTAAACGTAAATGACGAATATAGATTAAAAAAATTATATTACTAATAATCAGTAAACCAATCATGTAATATATCATTTGGAACTTGGCATCCAGAATCTCATTCCAATGATTGCACAAACGGCACAAATCAAAAGAACTTTAAACTCTATATAATAACCTTCGGTATGCACCGCTTGCTGGATGGTATACAAGCAAGCCATTGTCACTACTAATCGAATGGCAAACCATCCAGCTTTTTGGATCATCCAGGCTATCATTGCTTCCTACTTCTGCAATTGAAAAATGGAAGGACTAACCACCGAACCCAGCTCAACATACTGGATGTCATAGAGAGGAGCATTGAAAGCCTCGCACTCGAAAGTTCCACTAGGATTAGTTTGCATATTCCAAACTAGTCCCATATCGGTAGGGCTCCAAATATTCCCCAGATTGTAGATCACCAGTAACATTCCTGTCTGACCAGAATCGGGCTGAGCTTCTGACATGATTCCCATATACCTTGGAAGGGGACCATCAGGAAGAAAAACCAGTGGCTGAAGGCAAGAGTCATCAGTATACATTGGTGACTCTTGCCAATCATTCGGAAGACAGCGAGTCTGATCATCCGTGCCAGTATCCCAATTGCAAGTGATACCTAGCTTGTTATCCAGATAACTATCCAGATAAGTATTGCCGGTAGAATCAGTACAATACTTGGCTGCCAAACGAGGGTACTCGGTTGCCTCCAACTTAGAAGTAACGCACGGAAGATATGGTGCCTCAACATCAGCAAGAGCCACGGAGGCAACATCTGGGCTTGTATCTGGAGTGCTAGCGTCGAGATGCGAAGGAGTGTATGGAGTGCCACCGTTATCGGTAAACTCTGACACTGGTGTTCCCGCACTGGTACAACCAATGCAAGCTAGCAATCCAACAATGATGATGCGTTCCATTTTATTCCTCTTCGGGAGTCGGCTTGCGACGACTGCGCTTCTCGACGTGAAGATCCTTCTCTTCCTTCAGGTGACCTTGAAACTTGGTGATAGAGTGAACCTCGTCAAGAATGTAGTCATCCTTGTCGAAAGCAACCACAACCTCGTTCTCCGCATTCTGAACATGGGCAATCACTTCGCCCAACTGTCCAGCCAATTCCTTCGCATACTTCTTACCGCAGTAAGAAACCTTGTCACCGTTGTAAAACTTGAGATTCTGAGCCATGATATTTATTCCTTAGTTGGGTGTATGTTTTTAACCAACGTATAATGAACCGCAGTTCCCGGTTGGAAAAACATACAAATTTTATTTTTTCTTATCAGAAGAAGGTTCGTCTTCCTGTTCCCAGGAAGCAAACCTATATTTCAGTTCCTCGATTCCCCATTCCACCAACTTAGTAGTGATCTGGGTAATCGCAACTGTAATGAGGGCTGTTGCTGCTACCTTCCCGAGAGAAGGTTGATTGGGATCCTTTGCTTCAATCATCATCGTTGTCTCCCTGATCCAGCCAAGTACAGGGATCATTCTTCATTGAACGAATCTGACAACAATTCAGGTTAGACAGTTCGACCACTTCAGGCTGAATGAAGTCTTCATATCTAAACTTGCGGTCAAACCAATCCTTCGCTTTCTTGGCGGAAGAAAAGATCTTGGGTCGAACGAACTCAACTTCCTCCGAGTTTGGCTGCGTATGATACACTACAGCATAAACAGCCAAACGAATGTAAACATTGGAGAGACGCATTTTTTACTTCTGCGCCTTCTTCTTACGACGCTCCGTATGAGTCGCCACTGCTGCCTCACGAGCCGCCTTGATGTTGGCATCGGTTCGCGCCTGATTGAGCGAACCCTTCTTGTGGGCAAACCAATCCTTGGCAGCCTGATCACCAGACTTGGCAAGCGTACGAGCGAAAACCTTAAGGCTAACGTGAGAAGTGCTAGCCTTCCACTTCTGCTTGATAGTCAGTCCAGCCGTAGCTGTACCAACCTCTCCCCTCTCACCACGAACGGGCTCCGAATTGGGAAGCTCAACCACCACTGCAACCGACGTACTCTCTTGATTATCCATTGTCCTGCTCCTATGCACTCGCGTTATGCGATTCAGGTTTAATTGTTTAATTGTTAATAACTGCTTCTCAGTCAACTATTACTATCTCTTCCACCATATTATTTGACCTTAAATTTCTCTTGGAGACGAAGGAACTCTGCATATTCTGGATCAGATTCAACCTTAGCCTTGGTTGAGTAGTCCTTCCATTCAGAAGGCATAACATGAGCCAAACCATATCGAAAAAACTTTACCTGTTCTTCTAATTTTGTTGCTCCGTTATCGTCCCATTTACCATCATAGCCAGCAGATCGTTTGCGTTCACTGGCGTCATCCAGAATCAAATTGATTACTTTATCAAAATCCATGTTCGATAACGTAAGGCACTTCGGTGGGCTTGTCAAGGGGACGGGCTTTTTATCTTCACCAACTTCACGAATCTCCCAAGGAATTGGGAACATCGACTCCAACAAACTTGCACCAGGAGCCAGATGTTCTAGAACCTTTTTTAGCTTCTTCCAAAGAAAGAAGCCAGGGATCGCTCATGGGTTGATTATAATTAGTCCAACACTTTCTTTCCTTGTGCCAAACATTGTAGTGAACCATGTTATTTCCTTAATGAAAACGCTGAGAGACACCGAACCCAATGACTTCCTACACCTATGGTATCACACCGTTTTACGATGGGTACGTTTTACAGTCAGGGTGTCATTTATTTTTATGAATCTCTGCTAGAATCTCTCGCAGCCTAGCTTCACTAAGGTCAAGTTCTTTTTCCAAAGAACGATTGTATTCCTGACAATTATGGAGCTGACTATTTTTAGCAATACAGCCGCATGAAAACAAAAGTATTCCCAGAAATAGGAATTTCATATCATACCGCCAGCCACCAAAACAGTACGTTTATGATACTCCAAAACGAATAGACGAAACTGTTCTACATTCTCATGGAGCTTAACTAAGTCTTCAGTGTTAGGACCACAACCATCTTCCCAACAAGTTCGAGCATGAACATACTCTTCGGTCTTCTTCAGAAGATCATTGAGCATCTCCTCGAACTTGTTGTCGGGTTTGACGTCTGGATTAATTACCGGATACATTTAAAAACTCTTCTTCCTTAAGATGGCGAATCCATCGCCTCATGATGTATCCAATCCATTTGAGTTGTAAAGTATCAAATGGATGTCGTTTACAACCAAGAGTAATTAGTATTCCCAATACAGAAAGCAGATGAAGTGGAATACAAACGATATCTCTTATCAATCTAAATTTTAGATTCAGATTCATTTTAGTTCGTCTCCCCATAGTACCAACGATGCATGTAGCTGTCAATATCCCAGCCACTCGATTCAATCAGATTTTGAATCTCTAGACAATGCTTCTCAATCTCCTGAGTCTCATGGTCTTCGAAATTCTTTTGATACATCGCCTCTACCAAAGGATAGAGAATCTGATACGGTACTTTGTTATTAGTGGTAGCCATTAGCTTGAACCAAAACCTTCCGGGCTTGAGAATACAAATCCTCCCAAGTGGTTGAGAAGCGATCTGTTTGCGCAGCCCACTCTTTCTTGAATTGAGTTAGACTTAGGCGCCGACCAATTGATCGATGATCAATCATCGGATTAGAAAGACGTGCTGGACGAATTGATGCAATACAAGGAAGCTTTCTATAATCATCAGTGCCTCGCAAGGTCTCGGAATCATAGAATTTTTCTTTGTATTTAATGAAAGCATGAACGGGACAGCCCCATAGTTCAAGACCTTTGAAGGTATGGAAGGAGAGGTAAGCCCACATAAAGCACCTACCCCAATTGATCTCGTTCGGTGGGATATCTGGAAAGTAGAACTCAGTTACAAACTTGGGTTGGAATTTCTGAATTTTCCTCACGACCCATTTCCTCCAGCACCTGATCCCAATTCCAACCACAAGCTTCAATGTAAGCGTCAATGGTATCTGCCCGCTCCATTGCCAATTCATCTGTTGAGAGGTCGCCCTCAAAGAACAACTTCTCCAAACCCATTGACATTTGACTATACGGTACCCGCTTCATGTTCAATGTTTTCCTTCAGTTTCGATCCGCTTGAGATATTCCTTCTCAGCAGTTTTCAGGTTATCAGAATAGGAAGTCCAATATTTGCAAGAAGGTTCCCAAACACCATCGACCAAATGCATGTTCTCGCGACAAGCCTCGAATGGTTCTGATCCATACTTCAGCAAACGAAGTACATAACGATACTTAGTAAAAGCATTCTTATACAGGTGAGACGACTTGAGAATCGTCTCGTCTTCTTTGATCGTTTCCATTGTCGCCCTCCGTATCTGTAGGGCAAACCCGTTTTACGATGGGTACTTTTCCGGTGGAGGTGTAAATGTAATCTCGTCACCCTCACTAGGTTTATCATTGTGCCCGACAGGAACCAACATTAAAGAATGCAAACGATTGATTGGTGTGGCTTTCTTTACAAGATTGGCGATGTAATTAGTGCCCAACATTGTTGGGTATAGAATTATCGCAAGTGGCCAAAAGATTCCGATGAGCACCCACGGCACCTCATTCTCGTGAGGATCAAAAGCCTTGGCAACGCCAGTGGCTATCCCCATTCCCAACAGATAGCCAAGAACACACAATGCGATAATCATCTGCCTCGATACCTTTCAATCGTATTGTTTAGAAACGAATTGATTGCAACCGCAGCCAGAGCATAGAGATCATCCTCCGCCCTCGCCTTGCGATTGAAGAAGTTTTGAACGAACCTTCTGTCTTCATCAGGACAATCTAATCCCTTTAGCTCTGCCATGACATACTGGCTAAGAACATAGAGATCCTTAGTTCGCTGATCACAACTCCAGTTGTCAGACTTGCCAACTTTTAATTCGGCTGCCCAAATTTTGTACCAAGTTTGGTGTGGAGGTGTTCCTACTTCCGTGGGAAGTTCCCAATCCAAATCTTCTTTAACTGATTTGGCGGTGTATTGATCGGGCATAGCTCTTGGATATTCCACGGGTTCTCCGAATTTAGTTTCGTTACCTTCACCCCCAGAACCAACCACATTTAGTTGGACCAGCACAAGGAGTCTTGCCGCAAAAACGAAAGACCATCCACGGCTTGGAATCTTCTGATTGAGATTCCTTGTGTTTCTTACCAGACATTGATTGCCTTTTAAATTATTTATTGAGAATACGAACGGCTTCCCGAACATGATGATCTTGCAAGCCATCTTCAAAAAGAGTTTTAATATGAAAAGCTCTTAGCTCATCCATCCACTCATCATCCAAGATGACGAAAGCTTCTGGCTTCTCATTCATTCCTAACCAAGCTTTGATTTCAAACTCCCTATCATGCGCTACATAAAGAGTAGAATTTTCAGCAAGCTGTGGTTCAGGAGTCATCCCAATGATTGGGGCAAGAATGTTATAACTTGCCATAGACTCCTGGCACTTATCCAAACGATTTTTAAAAGCATAACGCCAGGTGGAACTGAGAACTATGCAAGAACCCGTTTGAGCTGCAATGGCATTCAATCGAATGACTGCTTCTGAATCAATTTGATTGGCAGGGTCATCCCAAGCCTCGCCAATGGAGCGCATATATTTTCGGGAATTTAAAACTCCGTCAATGTCTAGAAATATTACCTTTGCCATGCTAGCTTTATATCAGAAGATTAGCTGCTGAATTTTCTTTTCAATCAGCAGGAAAAGCTTTGTCGAATTTTCCTAAAAATTCTGGCGTAGCGCCAGCCTCTACCAAAGATTTACGAATAGTAGAAATTAGTTCTTTCCGAGCTTTAGCTAGTCTATCCAAACCATTAGAGGAACAACCATAATCGTAATGAAGAGTCATACAAGTCAGTTGTAGATCATCTATCGCTGGCTTGAGAAACTCTTCTATAACTAGACGGGGAACTTTCATTTCAATGCAACCTTGCTTCAGCCACCTTGATTGCATCAACTTTTAGCTGCATGTTGATGAAGCGTTGGTAATCTCCAACAATCAATGCTTCATCCATCCAAGCAGTAAGAATGTCTAATGCTTCGCGGGTAGACATTTTACTTCTGCTTGCGACAAGCTTTGGTGTCTGCCAGGCAATTCTTCAGCTTGTTATACTCAAGCTCTGCCTGAGCCTTAACAGCAGTCAAAGCCTCATCAGCCGAATGCTTGAGCTGCTCCTTGTAAACTGCCATCTGAGTAGCAGCCTCATCAGTTGCCGTCTCACGAACACGGGCAAGTTGCTCGCCCAAGTCTTCCTTCTTCTGCTCAATCTGCTTCTGAGCGTCAGCCATGCCACGCTCATACTCGCTATGATTAGTAGCGCAAGCAGCCAGTGCAACCATCCCAAGTGCAAAAATAAAATTCTTCATGGTACGAAAGTTCCTTTGTTAGAGATAATGCTAAGCTATTACTTTCATTGGGAAGACTACTTCCTTTCTTACAATTACAGTTGGTACACATCGTTTGAAGATTTTCAATCTGGTTGGTACCACCCAATGATTTCGGAATGATATGATCCTTAGTCATAAGAATCAAATTTCCACTATCTCCATGCGCAAACAGATTCAAATGCGGAATGATATCCTGTGGCACAAGACCATTCTTACGTGCTTGATATTCCAAGGAGAATGTTTTCCCAATCAAACCACACGAAACACACTTGAGATTACGTTTGAAACATTCCAAACGTTCGCTGTTCATGTTAGAACTAACCATTCCCTGCGGAGTATCAAAATCCATTCTTGGCATACCAAAACCAATGAAGGGAAGAATATACTCCACAGGAAATCTTGCTAGTACGATCATCATTCCAAAACCTTAGTTGTTAGAAGAAACTAATTTACACAAACTAATCCACTTATTAAGTGGAAAACTATATTTAGATCTATTACAATCTAAACAAGAAATGTTTATGTTTTCATTAACATTTTGACCGCCCAAACAAACAGGAATTATATGATCTAAACTCTTTGGATTATCTTCTGAAAATAATCTAGTACAATAGCAACACGCAGTTGCATGCACATATCTTCTAGAGACTTCAAGTAGAGTTATAGAATCAACTTTCCTTTCCCAGCCATCAGTTTGGCGATCTGAACACAATGCATGATGTACTATATTTCGTGCTATGTATGAACAATCATCGCACCTCTTATGTCCCGTTCTAAATGGGAAAAATTTATTTCCACAAATCTCACAATCATATATAAAATAGATATTGGAATCTTTTTTCTGAATATCCATTCTTAACTGAAAGGAAAATTTTACCTTTCTTGCGAGTCGCCTTTGCTTTTTTCAAAGACTTACATTCTTTACAAATGTAATCTAATCCATCAGATTGCTGGCGATTTATAGTAAAATTTTCTTTTATGGATTTCTTTTTATTACAGTTGGCACACACCTTGTACTTTTTCATACAAAGTATATATCGACTCTTTCCAAGATTAAATTAGCAACATAGAAAGAACTACGCCGATTTACTAACTAGATAGAGTTCACGTCTAGCTCTAGTAACGGCAACGTAATACAGATTGGCTTCCTCAATCCCCTTAGTGGGGCGATAAGTATCCGTCAACATGAAGACGCGATTGCGCTCCAAACCCTTTGCCTTGTGCGTAGTAGAAAGAATGACGCGACTGTCATCATCCTTATCCGTGAACAAGTCATTGAGATTGCTCTTGACTTCATCCAGCGTACGAGTGCCTTCACACAAGGTTTCCAAACATTCCACCTTGTCTTCCAGAATAGAAGGATCGCGCTTGGCTTTTACCAAACGTTCCACCTCAATCGCCTTGTACTCCGACAACCATCCCAAGAAAGAATCCACGCTCTTTGCCTTGGATCGCTTGATCAATGACATGAGATTTTTTCCCATATCATTTCCTTGAATATTTGCTGGTATTCTAGCCTTGAGCAGATTGAGGCAGCCACGAATCAAAGGCGCATTGGTACGTGAGAGAATGAAATCTCCGGGACGAACCATTGACTCTACCTTCTCACCACTAATCTCGGAAACCAAACCCTCCTCTGCATTGGGAGCGTACTGGATATCCGGGACAATCGTTTGCGCCAATTGAACAATCGCCTTGGCACAACGATAGGTAACACTCAGAGGCAATCGCTTGGAGTTGCAACGAGTGACGATGTTCTGAATGGCATTGGAGTCAGCACCACGGAAACCGTAGATGGCTTGACGTTCATCACCAACAGAGATGATGCGACCATTAGCACCGCAAGAGTTGATAGCCAGATTGATCTGCGCAACGTTGAGATCCTGCGCCTCATCAATGAAGACCATCCCATACTTGTCGAGCTTGATATCAAGCACGTTCGGGAGCCAGATCATATCATCGAAGTCAATACGATTGAGATCCTTCTTGCAAGCATTCATCACCTTGATGATGGTAGTAACGAAAGCTTCGCGAGAATCCTCGCAGGTATCGATCCCATGACGATCCAGAATCGGATCAATCTCTTCGGGAGTCGCTGCCAGATATCCCTTGCAAAGAGAAACTGCCTTGGCAAGGGAAGCCCGAACCTCATACGTTTCAGGATCCGTTCCACGTTCAGCAGAAACGAATCCTTCCAACTTATTCCCCTTCTCCTTCTCGATCTGAGCAAAAGGATACGTCCGCTTAGTTGCACGCCAGCCCAGAGAATGCAGAGTAAGAACCGTCACCTTCTCGGGTGCCTTCTTCTCAAGCTCGATCTGAATCGGCTTGGCGAAAGCGCACATCAAAGACTCGCGACCGGCAGGAACATGATAGAAGCCTTCGACAATAGAAGAAGACTTGCCGCTTCCGGCGTAGGCATCTACCTGCGTGTTGCCAGTTCCCTTGGCGATATCTGCAAAGATATCGATCTGAAAGTTACTCCACTCACGAACCACTCGCGGAGCTTTGACGATAGGAGGCTTGACCCAAGGCTTCTTGGCAGCCGTACCCTTTGAAGCATAGGAGCGATTGTACGCCATGACTTCGATAACCATTATAGCCGGTTGGGCTATTCCTTTATGTTGAGTGTCAATTGAGAGCTAACGTCGGTTGTGTCGTCTGTGCCTTCGATGCGTTTTACGATGGGTTGATACGTTGGCTGCGCAGACCTACACCAGTCTACATAGTTGCTATGGGCGTCATGCCAATCAGCAACCAATTCATCTTCTGGAAGATTGTTCGTGACATCCAAACTAATCAATTGATTATGAATGAAGGGAAGTAAAAACTTCTTCATTCTTTCTCCGAGCTTCCATTCAATCTCTCGGAGACGAGCTTCTGCTTTTTCTTTCGCGTCGATACAATCTTCTTCCGTTTCCAATGGAGCTGGAGGATTGCGAATTACTATCTCCCAAGAAACTAGATGACGACCATCCCAATCCTTGTTGACATAAGAAGCGTTGGCAGCACCGGGAGAAAGCTGGCGCACATCCTTACTTGCTTGTGCCAACAGATCCACTACATCATCAACAGTTAGACGTTCGGATTCTATATTGAGAATTAGTTTCATTTGAACTTTCTAAAAAGAATTGATCTAGCACACGGCTGCGAGGTCTTCCTTTACCTTGATCCGGTAATGGATTCGCCGTTTCCTGAAAGTTGGTGGCAGCCATTTTCAGGCATCATAACTCGCCCAATCATCCTGCCCGACGACAGGACATGCTAGGATAGTTTCGCTTCTCTTGGAAGGCTACTATCAAACTAAGTCTAATACCATACCTTTAGAATCTGCGGCTTCTTGTGTCCAGCTTTAATTAGCTGAGCAAGAACCTTGTCTCTTACCTTGATGGTAGTAGGGAAATCAAGCTCACGTCCATGACAGGATGTGTGTCCAGTTTTGGAATTGATCTTGAAAACAGAATATCGATCATCGTGACCAGCCATGGGATCATACGCGCAGAAAACAATGTAGCCATGATCCAATCCATCCTTGGAAGGCAGGGCAACAATGCTTTGCCACACTATTGAAATATGGTAGCGATAGCTTTATCTTTTTTCATATCTTTTCAGGTACCAAAAATTCCCTTGAATGTTTTGCATTGAAAACAGATATGCGTTCCATCTTGTTGATCTGCGTATGCAAACTCATTGTAGTTTTTACAGGGACCGCGACAAGTCGCACCAGGAGTTGATGCCTTAAAAGCAAGGGCTGTATTACAATCCGCTGTTTGCGGATTAACTTCATCACCATTCTCGTTCTTTACTTTGCGAGAATACACTGTCCAGTACTGAGTATAATCAGATTCATAATTATCCTGGTAATCATTAAAATGTCTGATTACTTTTTTGTAATGTTTCTGGCTAAGGTAAATATGAATTTGATCACCATATTCTTGTTTCTGCTCATCGTTACTATCCCAATGATTATCAATGTGATCTACAATTTCATCGGCTGCTTGTTTCAAGGCAGCTTGTTCTGAATCAAAAATGCTGATATTACATTCATTGTCAGAGGGATACTTCCATTCACAGACCCAGACTTCCATTTGAATCTCCAAAAGAAAAGAGAATGCTTATCCGCATCCGGTTGTCTCCTCATGCAAGCATGGGGCTACGCCTTCGCCGCTTCGTTGGCTCTCGCGTTCAACGCCTAAATTGTCCGTAGCAACCTTCCGATAAACAGCCTCAGAACTATGAGATTGAAATCATCTCACTCATAGTTAGACTCGATAGCTGGGCTTGGCGAACCATCTCATACTATCGGATAAATAAACTTATCCTAATTTATTTACCTTTATCCCCGATTCCCTTCCTGATTACGCCGAAGCCGTCGCCTCAGTCTCCGAAGCCGGAACATCACTCCAGCGCTTGACACCACCACCCTTGCCATTGGTAATGCAGAAGAGGCGCGTACGAGGAGCCTCCGCCGCCTGAAGAATCGCCTTGGTCTTCTTGTCCGTCTTCTGATGACGGTCAGCATTCTCGCGAACATAAGCGAGAACCCGCTCACTCAGAGCAGCATGATTGCTCGGCAGAGCATTCAGCTCCTGCATAGCATAGTTGTTGAGAGCCGGCATGTTGATGTTGACGCCGGGGTACTTGTCGAAGACGGCATTGACCGCCTCCGCAATCGTCTCATCCTGAGTGTCCTTCTCGGCAATGAACTGATCGAGAGCCGTCTCACAAGCAGTGAGAGACGCCTCACGGTCAACACGACCAGAAGCAGCGAGCGTAGCAAGCGTAACAGTGAGAGTAAGAGTAGCCATGATGTTGTACCATCCTTTATATACGAAACATTGTATCTTCACTATCCCAACCTAACAAAATGTTAGTGCTGCTAGTTCAGATACGGGTTGCAGACTCGAAACATAAGTAAGACTCGTTGCGATGTCAACCCCGTTTCGGACGAATCGGGGCTAAAGCAGAGCGCGGCTTCTTTCCGCCTTGCTCACACCCTTACCAACCAACCGTTTTACGATGGGTCATTGCCCAATCTCAGCGGAATCCGTTGGGACTGAACAATTCGGTAAGGTATGCTTGGAATGACGAAGGGCGCTCAATCTGTCGCCCCATTCTAAGTGACCGTTATTGTTATTCTTTATTACTATCGTTACACTAAATGACCATACATTACACTAAATGACAATATATGACCATACATCCTTCCCTTTTACATCTAATTGCTGCCCAGCTTGCTGGACTTGGGTAGGTGTGGCGTGCTTAAACTTTGGGCAACAACTGGTAGCTGTCCGCACCAGTTGTTGCCCAAAGCAAAATTGCAATTATGACATAGGACTCTAAATATATCTGGATAATTATTATTAATAATCCAGTGGATTATATGTGATCCTACTTGTTTACGATGAATG